GTGCTGGATGTTCATCCCAGTGGCTTTTACGCCTGGCTTCAGCAGCCGCATTCTAAGCGCCACCAGGTAGATCTGAGACTGACGGGACAGATTAAACAGTTCTGGCTGGAGTCCGGTTGCGTTTATGGTTATCGCAAGATCCATGTGGACTTGCGGGATAGCGGGCAACAGTGCGGAGTGAACAGAGTCTGGCGACTGATGAAGCGTGTCGGGATAAAGGCCCAGGTCGGGTACCGGAGCCCGCGGGCACGCAAAGGCGAGGCCAGTATCGTGTCGCCCAACAAGCTCCAGCGACAGTTCAATCCGGATGCTCCGGATGAGCGTTGGGTAACGGACATAACCTACATCAGGACTCACGAGGGCTGGCTGTATCTGGCCGTGGTTGTTGACCTGTTCTCACGTAAAATTATCGGCTGGTCAATGCAATCCCGGATGACAAAGGACATTGTTCTGAACGCACTGCTGATGGCTGTATGGCGGCGTAATCCGCAAACAAAGGTGCTGGTCCACTCGGACCAGGGCAGTCAGTATACAAGCCATGAGTGGCAGTCATTCCTGAAATCACACGGCCTGGAAGGGAGTATGAGCCGTCGCGGTAACTGTCACGATAACGCGGTTGCAGAAAGCTTTTTCCAGTTACTGAAACGAGAGCGCATAAAGAAAAAGATCTACGGAACGCGGGAAGAAGCCCGCAGCGATATTTTTGATTACATCGAAATGTTTTATAACACTAAGCGTCGGCATGGGTCGAACAATCAGATGTCACCGACAGAATATGAAAACCAGTATTATCAACGGCTCGGAAGTGTCTAGATTATCCGTGGCGATTCATCCCACGATCATCATGGTACCTATCCGTTTGTTGTTGAGTTTTATGTCCAAGTAAATCTTTCGTGTTTATACCTTGGGCTTTATATAACCGCTCGGAAAGCGATCTTTGTTCATGGAAAGTTGCCGGTGTACCTTGTCCCCAGTCAATATCTGCACTGTCTCTTGCCTTGCTGAAATTCATGGTCAGTGTTCTGGGTTTCACCTGTGCTCCTCGCTCAGCCTGTGAGGTGGTTCTAAAGAAATGAACCAAATAAGGGCTTACTGCATAATCCCGGCAACGACTGATTACATCTCGGAGGCTCCAGTTGATTGCGTTGCAACGCAGAGCTAATGGTATAGCGATTTTGCTTCCGGTTTTCTCTTGCTCAACGTGTAGATGATCGTCCCAGATGTCCGAGAATTTCATACGGGATATATCACCTAGTCGCTGTCCTGTTACTATGGCTAAAAGCATGGCGTTCCCCATGTATTTGTGATTTTCATCGGCTATATCAAAAATCTTTTGCCATTCCTCAAGAGTGAGGCGCTGGCGAGTGATCTTTCTACGAGGTTGTTTAGTTGCTAGTGCAGGGTTATAACCAGGAGGTACTTCTCCCGCATGCTGAGCTTCTTTAAAAACATCTATTAGGACAGAGCGAATGACCTGAGCCATTCTGGGTTGTCCCTCCGCTAAATATTCATCAAGAATTTGCGCAACATCTCGAACATTGACAGCGGATATTAATTTCATTCCCACCCGCTCCTTAAGCAGAGATACTGGTTTTGCTTTTTGTTTGATAGTGTTTTCTTTAATATCTCCGGACTTTAATCTTTCCTGCTGAATCTTCCAGTAACGTTCAAGCCAGGTGTTAGTTGATATTGATTTTCCTGAGCTGGTGGAAATTCTGTCAGTGATTGCCATTATCTGGCGGGTTTGTTGTTCCGCCAGTCTTTTATTTGCTTCAATGGCTATTGCCGTGGCCTCTGCTTCATCTGTTCCTAGACTATGAAACTTACCAGTTATCGGGTGCTTATAACGCCAGTATACTTTATTAACCTTTCTACTGTAGAGCGGGTATAAATTTGGAATAGATATATTATTTTTACGTGGTCTGGCAGCCATCGTTCAAAATCCTCTGCAAAAGAACAGGGTCGCTTTTCTTTACTACAGGAGTGGTCAATGTACCGACCAACTCAGCATCCTCCCTGACGCGCCAGAATCGACCTTCTTTTTTGGCTGGGGGAGAAAACATATTCTGTTTAGCATAATTCCTGAGAGTGGAAACGCTTGGAGGATTGCTTCTGTATTTCTCGCTTGCCCACTCTTCAAGGGTTAACATCTGAAGCATATGTTTTACCTCATTATGGCCCATTGCTGGGCCAGTATCTGAAAATAAAAAATCAGTTTTGCATCAACTTTTGCAGCACCTGATTGCCGGCAATTATTCGCTGCCAGATCGCTGAGACATACCGGGCCTGATGAATAGCATCAGCGAGGGCATTGTGACGAGACCCTTCAAACGGGATCGTTGTTTTGGGGTCGAAGCTAATGGCCTGGCCGAGCTCTACCATTGTTCGTACGTCCCGATCGTTCCAGTATTCCCACGGATAATCTTCAGCAATGCAATCGTAAGCAGAACGCAGAATAGAGTTGTCGAATGACGCACCGTTACCCCATACCTGCGCCTTTTTGCTCCCACCAGCGACATTATCAGAAACAAATTCTCTGAACTGGAGTAATGCATCCTGCAACGGGATAGCATCATCATTTACGATCGCAGAGCGTGCTTCGGAGGACTGCTTAAGCCACCAGATAACAGTAGATGGATCGATTACGGCGCCCCAGTACACAGAGGATTCAAGGCATACGACTTTATAGAAACTTTCTCCAATAGAGCCGGTTGCCGGGTCAAAAACAACCGCACCAATAGCGACGATAGGGGCGTTATGTTTTTTACCCATGGCTTCCAGATCAACCATAACGTGAACATAATCAATTGGCTGATCTTCCTCCTTATTATGATGACCGGATTCAATATCTACAGCTTCCGTTTGATGAACAACTTCATCTGTTTTTTCTTTTTGGTTAACCTTGCCCGTAACGTCAACAAGACCGTCAATGGAAAATACTCCGTCCCCAATTTTTGATACTTCAGGATGCCTGGTCTTGGTAAGGTCTTCGGTTACCCACTTCGGATCCGTAGGGTCGCTAATCCCTTCAACATATTTGCCGCGCTCGGCGGCCAGAACCTGATTAGCGTCTGGACGTTGCTTTTGAGCCTCTTTTACCAGTTCGGTGCCAATTACCTGAAAATCAGTGGAGAGGTTTTCCAGGTCAGGCACACCTTCATCTCCATCGATAGCCTTTTTCACAGCATCCAGAGTGACGGCGGCAGATGAAACATGACCAGCTTTCTCAAGCGTCTCAGCAGAAGGGGCGTCATGCTTATGCTCGGTCAGGTTCGCATTGATATAGGTCTGCAGACTTACCGGGAAATGGTGAATATCGCTGGTGGCACCACGAATAAGGGCAAAAATCGCCGCACGCGAATAATCCAGGATGCCAGGGGTTTTGCGCAGGGCAGCCGACCATTCCTTGAATGGACTTTCTTTCTTCTGGACGATCTCTTTGGCCCGGCGGTGAATAGATGCCGGGAAATTGTAGATATCGAAATCCATCGGCATTGTGGCCAGAGCTATTTCAACATCGAGCGTATCAAGGGTATGGGCATAGTCAGGGTTGCGATCGGTTTTATTACCGCCGCCCGCATTCGCACCTGCATCAGTTTTCATAACCGAAGAAATGCAGTTACCGGCAGCCCATTCCTTTGTAAAGATCCCGCGGTCAATGTGCGATGTTTCAAGCCACAATTTAGCGAACTGAATTTGCTTGCCAAGCTCATGGCGTTTCCCCACAGGAAATACGCTCTTAAATGCACTGGTAAATTTCCACAGGCCAGGCATATCATACTTCTTAAGCTCGGGAATATTTTCTGCCGTCAGCAGCAGATTCTGCACATCGTGATTATCCGTATCCATTTCCATCGCTGAAAGGCGGTTACGATGAGGAATGCTAATGTGATACACGTGACGTTCGTCGGCCATATACTGGGCAAGCAGCTGCGTGCGGAATGACATTTCCGCCAGGTTGAAGAGTGCTTCTTCATTGTTCGAATAGTCATCTTCATCGCTATTTGCAGGAGAGATATCGTTTTCTGGTTTACTGGAGGGCTGTGGTTCAGCCGCCGCCGGCGCAACGATTTTTTGCCATGTCAGCCCGTCTTCACCACCAAGCTCGTAGCGATCGCACCAGGTGTCATCCAGTACACCTTCTTCCGGTAAGTCATCAACGATGAGCCAGTTGGTGCGGATCGGCAGCTGATGGCTGGCGCCGCGGCCAACGTTAATTTCAGCGTCTTCCAGGATGTCCAGGATTTTGCGCTCGGCGCGAGAATCGGATTTAGCAGAGAACCAGCAGAAGAGACTTTTCGCTTCGTTTGCTTTTGCCTTAGCTTTAATGAGATACGGGTAGTTGTTCATTGCTTTTGGGCTCCTTTGGATTGTAAGATACCCGGCAGCTGATGGCAGCCGCCCTGGTGGTGGTCATTGGTCAAAACTCGATTCCGGAAAGCTTTGGTCGGCTGACCGGGTACTTAACCCGTCTTGCGCGGGTTTTGTGCTTTATGGGGCTGGCGAATCGCCCCGCAGCAGCTGTGATACGCGAACGTCGTCAAGCGCTCGCAGGATAGGCTCAAAAGTTTTATGGGCTGGCAGTTTAGATACCGCAGTGATCACTTCTGTAACGGTGATGTCATCGCCGCGTGGGCTATAACCACCACCTGGGCCACGCTGTGAAATTACCAGGTTACCCGCCCGCAGTTTTTTGAAGATCTGCTCAAGGTATGAAGTAGACAGCTTTGACTCTTTACTGATGGCCGTCAGTGAAACGGGCGAGCCGTCATAGAGCTTATTCAAAGTGGCGGCGGCCTGGACAGATGCCAGAACGCGTTTCATTCCAAATTCCATAATCACTTCTCCGGCCGTAACGGCCATTGGTCAAAACTCGATTCAAAAACTCACTGCAGGCTGTTGGTCGTCAGCCATGTTTTGTGCATTTCGGTAGGGGAGGCAATGGCCCTGTACTTTTTGTTCATCGGCGTTGCTGTTGCAACTGGCCTCTGATGGATAAACACCGATCAGAACATCAGAGCATTCACCAGTGAGAGCACACACGCTGATGACAAGGGCAAACAGGGTATTCATGCTTCAGCCTCAGGGTTTCCTTTCTGCGCCAGCAAGTAACACAGCTGGCGTAGTCTCACCTCGAACCAGTTCAGGCGAGTCGCCTGGTTCCCGGTAGGTACTCGGGCAAAATCCTTCATAGTTATCTCCAGTTAACTCAGTATTAGGATGTGGTTTTGCAATGCGGCGCCGGGTGCCTCCCGGTGACGGCAGCCAGTTAACAACTACCGCCGACAACTTTTTCCCCACAACATGTGAATAACCGCCATGTTTATTTTTTAACTGTGCCGCGTGCGCATAGCCGCATTCACCGCATTGCAAAACCTACTAGTCGTCATGCCTGTCTTTTCACCACTTCAGGCTCGGTGGATCCTGGCTATTCCCCAACAACAAGGATTCGTTTAATCTGGATATCCCCAACAACAAAAAAGAGTATTTACAGTGATAGCTGAATTATCTGCGGCTATGACCGCTATCAAAGAGACTGCGGGTCTTGTTAAAGTTTTTAATAACGCAAAGACTGATGCAGAAGTTAAAGCTGCAACCATCGATCTCCAGAACAAACTAATTACTCTTCAGGCTGAATGCTTCTCTCTTGGCGATGCTATTCGCCTTCGTGATGAAGAGGTAATGCATCTCAAAGCAAAAATTGCAGAGTTCGAAGATTTTAAAAGACAGACTGAAGGTTATCTTCTGAATAAATTGGATTCTGGTTCTCTGGTGTATTCCAAGAACCAGATTGTGGGTGATACGGAAATAACCGTGCATCTTTGTCCACATTGTTTTGCTGCAAATAAAGTATCTATACTGCAACCTCAACAGGTGAGTATGTATGCGAGTTTCAATCAAAGCAGATGCCCCTCCTGTAAGAATGTGTTTGATACAGATTCTGCACCTCCAGCCAGCTACTGATATTAAAGATATCCAGATTGTTAAAGAGCTAGGCGTCCTTCGGGGCGCTTTTTTTTGCCTGGCACGCTGGCAAGGGAAACTTTGACCCTTTTCGTCAGGTAGCAGAACGTTTTATGGTTCCCAACCACTGTGTGGTGATTGGTGTTGCCTGGATACCAAAACCAGCGCTTAATCTGGCTTTGGTAACGCCTCTCGGGAGAGGCTCACCTCCTGCCTTTTCACCACTTCAGGCTCGGTGGTATTCTTGGCGCTCTCACACAGCCAAATAAAAGAGAGCAAAATGTCTCGTAGCCCTATACCTGTCTTCTGGTACGAAAATCCCGCTCACTATTAAGAATTCCAAAAAATCCTTTCAGATGCTTACGTCCTTCCCTTTGACTACCACGACTGGCGTATCCGCACCGATAGCATGGTGGAGCGCTACGAAAACAGCGGTATCCAGGGTGTGAAGGTGGTAGCCAGCACTTACGATTTCATCACCTGGTGCCAGGCCCATGGACGTGATATCAGTACTAAAAGCTGCAATGATTACGCGGTCTCCGAATCGTGCCTCCAAATCCTGCGCGACAGAGAGTTTGATTGGGGAGACGAGTAAAAAGTAAATTTTCCCTATCTTGGATATATCTATTCTCATAGTGATGTCCTATCTCATGCCTGTAACGCCGGCCGGCGGAACGTTTAAACCTGCTGCGAATTCTTCTGGTCGTCATCTCATCCGGTGTTTCGTATGCCGCCGGCAGCTACTTCGTGGGCTTCCTGCCTCGATGACTGAATTTGTAATATCAGACTACAAATAAATATGTCAGTTATCAATGTTTTTATGACATAAAAAATGGATGTGATTGTTTTTGTGTGAGATTTGGTGGTTTTTAGGTATAAAAAAAGCCGCTGTTAGCGGCCTTCTCAGTGGCAAGATTTAGTCTTTTTCGAATGGAGGGGGGATTTTTCGCTTACTCAGGAACTCAGCCATAAACCGATCTAACTCTTCCAGTCGCGTTCTCGCTAGTTCAATAAATCTGTCCTGCTCCACTTCAGGAAGTTGATCAAATACTTCTAATAACTCTAATTGCTTCTGATTTAGTACTGTTTTGCTGGCTGTGACAGCCTGTAATGAAGACTCTTCTTCATCCGTCATAAAGAACCAATACAGTGGTTTTCCAAGTGCTTGCGGGAATAACTCTAACTTTTCCTTTCGCGGGAAGTTACCTGTATTGCACCAGTTACTGACTGTCTGAGAGTTTACACCCACTCGCCGGCCTAACTCAGATTGAGATATGCCAGCCTCATCAAGAGCTCTTAACAGCCGTTCTTCGAAGTTCATATTCGCATCCAAATCAAACCAGTAATCAAGCATACAAAGTTTCTTAGCACTTGTGACTGATTAAGTTTCTTGACATTGACAAATTATTTATCAAATATGTGACAAATTTTTAGGAGGAAACATGCAAGAAACCGTTCAAAAGAAAATCATTTCCCTTTGTGGCAGTCAATCTGAACTAGCTCGCCGTTTGGGGAAGAACTCACAAACAGTATCGGTTTGGTTTCGAACTCAGGTTGCAAGTACTGAGGTACTCAACGCATGCAGGGTTCTGGATTGGCAAGTAACGCCTCATGAGCTTAGACCCGATCTCTACCCAAACCCGACTGACGGACTTCCAAAGGACTAAACATGCAAACCATATCTTTCAAAAATCATACTCCTATGTTGGGTATGCAACAGAAAACGGAAAATCAGTATTCACCACGGCGTCGGGACAGCGTTAAATGCCGGACCATCTTTGCAGCAGTTCGTGAGTGGGAGGCAACCTTACCCGGGCGCGCGCAGGAGCACGTCGCACAGCTGGTGGCCGAACAATGGGAGAAACAAAACGGTCGCGGCATCAGCGTTAATAAACAGAATCTGTACCGCTATCTGAAAAACGAATCTGGATCAGAGAAGTACACCAGTTACGTCATGCAGCTTTCAGGAGCGATCGTTGATGCGATGCCTATTGAGATTGCGCGCAAACACAAATTGAAACGTGGATTGACTGAAAGCGAGCTGGTGGCTCATGCAATCAAAGAGTGCAGCGAAGCGCACCAGGCAAAATTGCTTGGCGCTCCGTTACAAAAATTAGAGCGTGAAATTCGGGAGGCAGCAATTGCACTTTTTAACATGCTTCCTGCAGATGCGGCGGGACCACTACTGGCGAGCATAAGCGCCGTAGCGCCACAGTTTTTTTAATCGAGTTTTGACAATGAGTACCGTACAGAAAAATAGGGGGCTACATGAGCATTGACGCAATGCGATGGGCCAAAAAAGTCAAGACAGGGAAGTCCTCTGCAAAAGCTGTTCTGACCTGGATGGCCGATATGTGCGGAGCTGATCTCTGTGCTTTTCCATCCATTCCTGCGCTGGCAGAAGCAACTGAGCTGGATAAGAAAACGGTCCAGTCGAGCCTGCAGTATCTGGTTTCGATCGGGCTTATTGAAGATACAGGTGAACGGCGTGGAAAGACTAAACAAATCCCGGTTTACAGGCTTCTTGGTGTGGAAGAAAGCGTTGCCGAAATTGAACACACCCAAAAACGGGAACATTACCAAAAACGGGATCGTTTAAACACACCCGAAAACGGGGTTGTTACAGCAGAAAAGGAACCCGAAAACGGGGCTGTTTCCTGTACACAAAACAACCAAACGATCCCGTTTTTTCCGTCAAACGATCCCAAAAACGGGATCCGGAATCTACCAGAGGAACCAAAAGATATAACCCCCACACATAGGGCCCTGGTCGAACCAGTTGTGCCTGACTATCCGAATCAACCGGGAATAGTTCCTGGTGAAACACAAGCTTTCGGAAAATTTGCGATGTATTTCGGGTGGAAACCTTCCGAGGATTTTTCCCGGCTGGCAACGATTTGGGGAATGCCATTAAGACCGGGGATAAATCTTGCTGCCGAGTTGAGCAGTTTCATCGCGTACTGGCAGGCTGAAGGCAGGGTGTTTCACCAGGTCCAGTGGGAGCAAAAACTAGCAAGACATCTTAACCGTGCGGAAGTCCGCCAGAAAAAACCAGTGAACGGGGGTATCGATCATGTGGGAGTACGAGCAGAGCCAGCAGCATCCAGAGCTGTTCAACAGATTCGAGCCGCCCGTGAGCAACGGTTGCGAGTTGCAGGATCAGATGGCCGTAGAAACGGCATGGCGCCTATGGGAAGTGATGGGCGAAATCTTTTCGAACCGGTGGATCCTGAAGAACGGAGAGGAACCATCAGAACTCTGGATCGCTCAGATTGGATCGATGAGTGAAGCCCAGATTACGCTGGTTTGCCGGCAGTGCATGGAACGTTGCGCCGCGGGCAGCACATGGCCGCCGGATCTCGCTGAGTTCGTCGCGCTGGTATCTGCTAGCGGTGCTAACCCGTTCAATCTGACATCCGATGCAGTGATGGCGGAGTACAAACGCTGGAGAAACGAGTCTTACCGATATTCGGGAAGTGACAAATACCCATGGAAACAGGATGTTCTGTATCACATTTGCATTGAGATGCGCAGAACCGGAGTTGAGATGAACCTGACTGAGGGAGAGCTGAAAAAACTGGCAGAAAACTTACTCACGAAATGGACCAAACACTTGGCTAACGGGTTTTCGATTCCCCCGATTCGTCGGCAGTTGGCAGCACCGAAGCATCCAGCAGGGCCGACGCCAGCGCAGATCCTGATGGAAGAGTACAAACGCCGCAAGGCGGCGGGTTTAATCAAGTAAACGAGTTTTGACCATGACCAAACAATCAAAAACCAAAGTAACCAAAGCACAGATGGTGCTTGCCATCGTTAGCAGGACGCCAGAATGCGTCCTGCAGGATGTCTGCGATGCGCTGGACTTGCAAGCCAGTACAGCAGGTAACTTGCTGCGGCAGCTACATGCCGCGGGAAAACTCCATCGTACCCATAACGGCTGCCCGTATCGCCAAGCGTCATAATGACTGCTTGCGCTAGGCAGGGAGGACGTAACCTATGTCGAGACCAAAATACACATTGCGCATACTAAAATAATTTTTAATTTCATATGCTTATTGATATTTATCGACTCATTACGTCGATGGAAGAGACTGCTATGAAGTTACTTTAGGGTAATCGGTAGAGGCATCGAGAGATACATTTCAGACGAGACGGAAACCGAAAAAATGATATGTTGTTGTTGTTTTTTGTGCTCTTTTGGCAAAAATACGTATCAAAAATATAAAAATCCGTTACGATACGCGCTAAAATCGTTTCATGCATGCTTTTCTTTGCTCATGATATAGAGGAGATTATGGATTTTTTATCTGAAGTGCTAAAAATTATAGAGGGTGCCACAAAAGCAAATGCTTCCATGGCAAGTAATTACGCAGGTCTCTTGGCTGATAAGCTTGAACAGGCGGGAGAGTTTAAGCAAGCTAAGATGATTCGTGAACGCTTAATGAGGGCTCCCCAGGCATTGATTGGAGCTCAGAAAGCTGGGGGAAGCACAACGATGTCCTCCCTTCCAGTAGATATTGATAGCAGACTAAATACCGTAGATATCAGTTATCCAAAAATTTGTCATTCTGAGCTTTATTTGCCTTCAGGTATCAACGCGCGTGTTGAAGAGTTCATTACAAATGTCCAGCGATTTGATGAGTTTGTCAAAGCTGAAGCTGCTTTACCTAACAGACTTTTAGTGTATGGAGTGCCGGGTACAGGCAAAACGCTATTAGCGAAATACATTGCTTCGAAGTTAAATATCCCTTTGTTGACTGTGCGTTGCGACACACTTATGAGTAGCTTGTTGGGACAAACAAGTAAGAATTTGCGACAGGTTTTTGATTATGCAAGTCAGTATCCTTGTGTTCTGTTTCTGGATGAGTTTGACGCTTTGGCAGGCGCGAGAGGAAACGAACGTGACATTGGTGAGCTACAAAGGGTGGTAATTTCGTTACTGCAAAATATTGATGCTGCAGCAGATAACATGATTGTAATTGCGTCTACGAATCATGAGCAACTCTTAGATCCTGCGGTTTGGCGTCGTTTCAGCTTCAGGATACCAATGCCACTACCCGATCAAACCCAAAGGGAGTTACTTTGGAAAAACAGACTTAAATCAATGTATTCCAATGAGTTAGACTTGAATGAGCTTTCACGGAAATCTGAAGGAATGTCAGGTGCGGTCATAGAGCAAGTCTGTATGGATGCTCGAAGAGATGCGGTGATTAATGGTGATAAATTTGTGAGCAGCCCTAAACTTTATAGGCGTTTATATCTTGCTCAAGCTCTCCTTGAGAGTATAACGTTAAGTACCTACGAAGATGAAATTCGTTGGCTTAGAATTAAAGATCAAAAAACTTTCTCAATTAGGGTTCTTGCCGAGCTGTATGGGATCTCTACAAGAGCCATAAGCAACCTTATCAAGGAGTCGTTATCATATGAACAGAAGGGGCTCTCAGTCTAATAATGCAAAAGTAACCAATCCAGTTTTAAGGATACCATTCTCCAGTTCTGATTTGGGTACGATTGATGTAACTGGTGGCGGTTCTAAAGAATTAGTAGATGTAACCCCTGAATATCGGCAGGGGTTAGTTGGTAACCTTTCTTCAACCAAGCAGTATTTGCAATCAAAATTAAGTAGTTTTCCCGGTAGCATGGGGACTATAGTGTTTAAGCTAAGGGAACAGGGCATAGCAAAGTCTCATAGACCCAACAAACTAGCCCGTGAGGCTGGTTTGCAAAATGCAGGTCATGCAAAAATCGATGAAATGCTAGTGGCAGCGCATTCAGGAAGCTTTGATGTACTTGAAACAGTAATTCTCCATCGCAATATTAAACAGATAGTGGCCAATCTTAGCGCTATAGAAAGAATTGAACCATGGGATGAATCTCGTAAACTACCCTATGGCAGAGTATCCTTGTTTGAAGCAAGTCATATTTTGGTGAGACTTTTCCAATATTCAGGTGAGGATGCTACTAGTAGTAATTATAATAGCATTCTAAATTTATTAGAGGACGGCGAGATTGAATTCTCAGAAATAAGGCAAAGGCGCGGTTTACCCTTATTAAGGTTAAAGAATTTAACGGATTTTGATCATCCACTTCTACAAGTTTTAATAGACCATCCTGGCGTACGAACTTTAATTCCTGAGCCAAGATATAGTGCTTTTCCTGTAAGTGCAGGTAGTACTAATGGATCTGTAGTCTCTGATTTCCAATCACCAAATGCAGAATTACCTATCGTAGCAGTTTTCGATACCGGAGTAAGCCCAGTTGCCGTTACGCTAACTCCTTGGGTCACAAGTCATGAAACTTATGTTGTTCCACCGGATACTCGCTATGAACACGGAACAATGGTCTCTTCTCTTGTTTCGGGAGCTAATCATATAAATGATGGTCATTCTTGGATACCTAACACTAGTGACCTGCCCCCACGATTAGATACAACACTCAGTTAGTAACGTCGGAATCTTCATTCTCAGAATGACCCTTTCTCCAGCCCGCTGCAAATTCAGACGGTGTCTGATAATTCAGCGTGGAGTGCGGGCGGCATTCGTTATAATCCTGCCGCCAGTCATTAATAATTTTCCTGGCATGAACGATATCGCTGAACCAGTGCTCATTCAAACATTCATCGCGAAATCGTCCGTTAAAGCTCTCAATAAATCCGTTCTGCGTTGGCTTGCCCGGCTGGATTAAGCGCAACTCAACACCATGCTCAAAGGCCCATTGATCCAGTGCACGGCAAGTGAACTCCGGCCCCAGGTCAGTTCTTATCGTCGCCGGATAGCCTCGAAACAGTGCAATGCTGTCCAGAATACGCGTGACCTGAACGCCTGAAATCCCAAAGGCAACAGTGACCGTCAGGCATTCCTTTGTGAAATCATCGACGCAGGTAAGACACTTGATCCTGCGACCGGTGGAAAGTGCGTCCATGACGAAATCCATCGACCAGGTCAGATTGGGCGCCGCCGGACGGAGCAGCGGCAGACGTTCTGTTGCCAGCCCTTTACGACGTCTTCTGCGTTTTACGCCCAGGCCACTGAGGTGATAAAGCCGGTACACGCGCTTATGATTAACATGAAGCCCTTCACGGCGCAGCAACTGCCAAATACGACGGTAGCCAAAACGCCTGCGCTCCAGTGCCAGCTCAGTGATGCGCCCTGATAAATGCGCATCAGCAGCCGGACGGTGAGCCTCATAGCGGCAGGTCGACAGGGATAAACCTGTAAGCCTGCAGGCACGACGTTGCGACAGACCGGTCGCATCACACATCAACATCACGGCTTCCCGCTTCTGGTCTGTCGTCAGTACTTTCGCCCAAGAGCCACCTGAAGCGCCTCTTTATCCAGCATGGCTTCGGCAAGCAGCTTCTTGAGTCTGGTGTTCTCTTCCTCAAGCGACTTCAGGCGCTTAACTTCAGGCACCTCCATACCGCCATACTTCTTACGCCAGGTGTAAAACGTGGCATCGGAAATGGCATGCTTGCGGCAGAGTTCACGGGCGGGTACCCCAGCTTCGGCTTCGCGGAGAATACTGATGATCTGTTCGTCGGAAAAACGCTTCTTCATGGGGATGTCCTCATGTGGCTTATGAAGACATTACTAACATCGGGGTGTACTAATCAACGGGGAGCAGGTCAGTGTGTTTATGGGAGCAAAGATGAGTCGCTTAACCGCCGTTATCATCGCAATAGCAATCCTGCTAATGTCCTGTGCCATTTCATGGCGTATGGGATGGAGTTCCCACGCTGATCACATCAATGCTCAGGCTGCGAAGAAGAGAGAGAAGGCCGAGAATGCCATTAAGCCTGTAGAGGAAAAGGCCGCGACTGCTAACGAAGCGGGTAAGGTCATCTACAAAACAATAACCCGCGACGTGGTGAAATATGTTCAGTCTCCGAATCGTACTGTGTGTAGGTTTGATGATGCTGCTGTGCAGTTGCGTCAGCGCGCCATCGATGCTGCCAACTCCATCCCCGGATTTGATGAGTCCGCCGTGCAAAGCAAGTGACGCAGGGAATGACAGCGATGAAGATTTACAGTCTGATGTAGAAACCGCTCAATGCCTGCGCCAGCTCCGTTTGGATAAGTATCGCTGGCAGGCGTACTATCGGGCGATGAGTAAGTAACAAGCATAGCACATGAAATAAGTGGCCTTAAGTGAACAAAAAAACTGAAAACAAGACATTCAAGCTTTCAGCATCGAAATGTTTGTATCTAATTCAGGGGATGTCATGCACTATAGGATCTCAAACCACTCTAAACTAAGTAGCCACTCATGACAGTAAACTTACTACCACAACTACCATGCGGTTATCGTTACGGCATTGAGCGCTCGATCCGGCCCCAGACTGGTGCGGAATTTTTTCCGCCACAAGGGTGTGTTATCAAATCTGTTAACTTTGGGGATGGTGTGGTTATTTGTGTGCCCATCCAATGGTACATTAAACAATTAGATTTATGGGTCACTGTCTAAGGAACCATCGAATAATATGTTAGTTACCAGCCTCGTTAGGGCGAACTGATAATTGCTCTCAAAAGACCAGCATAGAAGCCTGTTGCTCTGGTTGAATGTTCCGGCAAGTTGAAAATGATTGGTTCAATGAGCTCTTTCGATATTTAAATGCTATCGATAACTTAAATGAAGCTATCATCACGTTATCACTGCCAGCCAACACCGAAACGGCAGTGGTCAGTTAAAAAGCAGAAAAGCCTCTCTTGGGTGGCTCCTGAGAGATTTTAGTTTTCTAACTGGTACTAACCAAAGGTCGCATATCTATGCGGCCTTTTTTTTAGCCGGTTTCATGGCTTGAGGACATCCTGGACGAGAATATGTGACAAAACCAATCAGGGGAAACAGGAATGCCCTGTGAGCGGATTTACGAATCGGTGCGAACGTCTATCCCCTCTAAGGGATAAAAAAACGATATCCCTTTTAAGAGATAATGAGGAGAAGCAACTTGAAAACGTTGAAAGTCACTATTACAAACCTTCAACAGATTAATGATGGCATTGTCTGTGGGGTCAAAGTCAGATTTAAAGTCATTCAGTCTGGTTGCGTGCTGGTCGAGAAGGTTATATCAGGCAAGGCTACCGCTCCGTTTACCTTATCTTATGATGTCAATGCGAATGATGAATCTCTGGTGGTGGAACATGATCGCCCAGACCTGCAGGAGCTTGTAGTCTCAGCGGCAATTTCCTCTGCAGAGTGTTATAAACCGGATAATACCCTGACCTCTGTCAGTGCTTGGAGCATTCAAACGCAGGGTAAGATATACGCTTCAGGTATGCAGCCAAACATTGATGAGGTATTCAAACGGTTAGATGCTGCTGAGGCACTACTACACTTTATGGGCTGTAAGATTGCGGAACTACAATTAAGATATCGAAATAAATAATAGATCGGCAGACAGCCTGTAACCGTCTGCCATAGCTATTAAGGTCGGTTATGGATATGTTGGATTTGCTTTAGCATCTCCAAGTTTTTCTGGTTGTATTCATCATCAATCTGCGAAAGTTGATGTATTACGACACTCTTCATATCCTGATCAAGGCAAACAAACATAGTTGCCAGAAGACCTTTGAGAGCTCTTATTTCTTTTGCTGCAGACTCCAGAGTTGAGCAATCCACCTCGATGTTATATTTAATTTCTTCTTCCATTTTAAAGTTCCTTAAGCAGAGCTAATCAGCCATTCCTCTGCAAGTACAATATTTAACTGTGTCCCACCACAGATAGGCTGAGCCGCAACCTTACACTCTGAGCTTTCACAGTAACACCCTGATATTTAACCAGTAGCCTCGCATCTGCGGGGCTTTTTTATTCGCAAAAGGTAACGCGATGAAGAACTTAAAAATTGCATACGTAGACGAGAAGCTGGTGGCGATTGAGTGTGACGGATTGTCATGCTCATCGCTGCCCGTTTCAGAGTTTCTCATCGACAGTGCCGCTTTAACTCTTCTCCCTCAACTCATGCTCGAGGATGTTTATGCCGCCACGAGCTAAACGACCTTGCCGGCACAGAGGATGCACGGCTGTGACCAATGATGTCGGAGGATACTGTGAGATGCATAGGCAGCAACACGCTGGTGATGGCTGGCGTAACTATCAGCCCGGAAAAACTCGGCAGGAACGTGGTTATGGTCGACCGTGGGAAATTAAACGGGCCCGTATCATGAAGAGGGATAAATACCTTTGTCAGAACTGCAGGCGAGACGGTATTGCCACGAAAGCCTCAAGTGTCGACCACATCATTCCTAAAGCTCATGGCGGTACCGATGATGACTTTAATCTGGAGTCATTGTGCTGGACCTGCCACAGCAAGAAAACAGCAACAGAGAGAACCCGATGAAGAGTTTCAAAATTGAATACGTTGATGGTGTTTTGACCGTTCTGGAGACGGATGGTCAGTCACGAATGAATGAAGCCGTACATGGCATCCATTTTGAGCATGTCCAGGGCGGCCGCCCACTGCTGAAACTGACGATTGCACATGATATTGCTCCGGCCCCTGTTTCATCACCTGTACTGGATCAGGAGCCTTTAGAGGGGGAGTTGGTGCAGGAACAACAGACAATGGTTCCCGGTGGTCGCCGTTCACGTCATCGTCGTGGAGGTAAGCAATGATGTATCAACGCACGGATCTGACGCTTTCCATGTTCTATGCATCCAGCGCTGATGCAGACGGGAACAAAGTGGCTACGTTGACGATGCAGGTCATCGCTGCAGAGGCTGGGGCCGTCCAGACCAGCCAGCTGCGATGTATCACCGATAGCGCGAAGAAAAAAACGTATAGCGTAGGTGAACAATCTGTCAGTAATGGTTCCGATCCGTTGCTGGTCGCGATTGAGAATTACTGGCGTCAGAGTACGGATGTCGTCGTTAAAGGATTGATCGCCGAGGTGACCGACTTCATCGCAGGGAACATCAACTCAGTCAGCACCTGGATCGGTCAGTTTGGCATGAAGGTGTTCGAGAACCAGCCATTAGATGAACGGCTACCAGAAAGCGTACTGCAGGCCGATGGAGGATCTGCTACAGCGACAGGATCCTGATCGCCGGTATAACAACTGGTGTTCTTTGAACGTCTGAGATACGCCGGCCCACCAATGCGAACCGTATTCGCCGCCGGCGCAGCCGGAATGACGACCTCCACCTCGACAGAGGCAGCTGCAGCCAGGGGTAGGGGGGAGCAAATCCCTGACCCCTTTCGCGCTTCGGGACTGCCCGTTGAAGTCTATTTTTACACGCCAGAAATAAGAAACTTTTTTCCGGAAGGTTTCATCTATCAAAGGAACGTTTATGGCCGGAGGAATTCGATCGTCCGGTGGTGGCCGAAAACCCACTTTACCCACCGGGCAAAAAAGCAAATTAACACGTATTGCGCCTCCCGCTGAGTTAATGGGGGAGGCGGCAATAAAAATGTGGAAGACGCAAAGCAAAATACTCATCGACCGAGGGGTGTTTGAGCTGGAGGACGCACCTTTGTTGCTGGCTTACTGCAATGCTTTTCATCTGATGCTCGAAGCCGAAAAAATGCTGGCCAGCGGACTGACCTCAGAAAGTGAAATGGGGGGCCTGAAAAAACACCCTGCAGTTAATGTCCGGAATGACTCGGTTTCCCAGCTTGCCCGCCTGGGTTCTCTGTTGGGGTTAGATCCGCTCAGTCGTCTTCGCATGACCAGCGGACAAAAGGATCCGGATGATGACGGGAATGAATTCGATGAGTTTGACTGATGGCAACCTATCCGAACGTCAATGCAGCGAACCAGTATGCGCGGGATATCGTTGGCGGGAAGATTCTGGCGTGTCAGTTAACGATACTTGCCTGTCAGCGACATCTGGACGACCTCGAACGAGCAAAGGATCCCCACTGGCCCTACCGCTTCGATAAAAACAAAGCAGAACGATTTCTTCGTTTTGCCCAGAAAATGCCTCATACCTCAGGGGAATGGGCCCGGCGTAAACTCCGGATTGAATTTGAAGCCTGGCAGAAGTTCGCTCTTGGCGTACCGTTTGGATGGGTACACAAGAAGACAGGCCTGCGTCGTTTCTCTGAAATCTATATCGAGGTGCCCAGGAAGAACGGGAAATCCGCTATTGCCGCTGCTGTAGGAAATTATATGTTTTGTGCAGATGGCGAGCATGGTGCAGAAGTCTATTGCGGCGCCACGACTGAAAAACAGGCATGGAAGGTATTTTCTCCGGCGCTGCAAATGGTGAAAAAGCTGCCGGCATTGCGGCAAAAATTCTCGATAAAACCCTGGGCAAAAAAAATGACGCGCCCTGACGGTTCGGTTTTTGCGCCTGTGATCGGTGACCCGGGGGATGGTGATTCGCCATCATGCGCCATCATTGATGAATATCACGAACATACTACTGATGCGCTTTACACCACCATGACCACCGGTATGGGGGCTCGTGAACAACCGATGACACTGATCATCACCACCGCCGGCTATGACATTACATCCCCTTGCTATGAAAAGCGTACTCAGGTTGTCGAGATCCTGCGGAGAACCCGTAATGGCGAGGAAAATGAAACCATATTTGGGCTGATTTATGGCCTTGATGATGATGATGACTGGACGACTCCTGAGGCATTAATCAAGGCAAACCCCAACTATGGCATTTCGGTAAAAGCAGATTTTCTCCGGGCGAAACAATTATTGGGTATGTCGACGCCCGGGCAGACAAACAAGATTCTGACCAAACATTTCAATCGTTGGGTAAGTGCAAAATCAGCTTATTACGACCTGAGAAAATGGATGGATGCGGCCGATAAAACCCTTAAGTTGTCAGATTTTGAAGGGGAGGAATGCTGGCTGGGTATCGATCTGGCCTCGAAAGTTGACCTCAATGCCGTGGTTCCGGTTTTTCGTCGTGAAATAGACGGAATAACACATTTTTACTGTGTTTCTCCTCTGTTCTGGGCACCGGAAGAAACCATTTACTCGCAGGAGACCGCGCTGAAGAGTACCGCAGAACGTTATCAGTCCTTTGTCCGGCAGGGGAAGTTGATCCCGACCGATGGCGGTGAAGTTGATTACAGACTGATATTTGAAACGATCCTGAAATTGCGGAATACCGTAAAAATTGCCCAATGCCCCATTGACCCTTATGGCGCGACTTCATTACGTCACATGCTCGAGGAAGAGGGGCTTGAGCCTGTCGAGATAAGACAAAATTTTACCCATATGAGTGATCCTATGAGAGAGATTGAGGCTGCGCTCATCTCGGGGAGATTCCATCATGACGGACACCCTGTCATGAACTGGTGTATTTCCAATATTGTCGGCCAGTATCTTCCCGGAAGTGACGATATTGTGCGTCCCGGGAAGGAAGGGCGGCAGAACAAGATAGATGGTGCGGTTGGTTTAATGATGGGGCTGGGGCGCGCCATGCTTAACAGTTCAGTGATGACATCCGTATATGATGAGGAAGATATAGCATGCTAATTTCAGTTCTGAGTTTTATTGTCGGCCTCACTGGTGCTGGATTGTTATCAGCAGGCGCCTGGCTTATTTCTCCATCAGTGGGATTGATAACAGGAGGGATTATTTGTCTGGGCTGGTCATATATGACAACCCGGGCCTTTTCCTCCGGCGTCAGCAATGGCGGAGGTGAATAATGTTCCTACCCCAGATGTTCAGGGGCCGACAATACTCGGGGAATAGCTTCTGGGAAGCCATGCTGGGCGGGGTTCGTTCAAGCCAGAGCAAAACTGGCATCATAATCACGCCAGAAACTGCTCTGGGACTTTCTGCGATCCGGGCCTGTGTCACCCTCCTGGCGGAGTCCGTCGCGCAGCTGCCGTGCGAACTTTACCGGCGGGATAATAATGGCGGGCGCCAGCGTGCGACGGATCACCCGGTTTATGACCTGATTCACTCCCAGCCTAACAGGAAAGACACCGCATTCGAGTATTTCGAGCAGCAGCAGGGGTTGCTGGGGCTGGAGGGAAATTGCTACTCGATCATCGAACGGGACGGAAAAGGCTACCCGAAAGAGCTGATCCCCATTAACCCGAAAAAGGTCATAGTGCTGAAAGGGCCGGACGGTATGCCGTATTACCAACTCCCGGAAGTCGGCGAAATTCTGCCGATGCGCATGATGCACCATGTGAAGGTCTTTTCTCTGGATGGCTATATCGGCATTTCCCCCATTCAGACGAACGCCGATGTTCTGGGGCTAAATCTGGCGGTTGAGGAGCATGCGGCCGCGACATTCCGGCGCGGGACAACGATGAGCGGGGTGATAGAGCGTCCGAAAGAGGCCGCGACCATTAAAAGCCAGGATGCTATTGATCGCCTGCTGGCGAAATGGACCGAGCGCCATTCCGGTATTCACAATATGTTCTCTGTGGCATTGCTGCAGGAGGGCATGAGCTACAAACAACTGTCGCAGGATAACGAAAAGGCGCAGCTGCTACAGTCGCGGCAGTGGGGCGTGGAAGAGGTCTGCCGGCTCTATAAAATCCCGCCACATATGGTGCAGATGTTGGCGAAAGCGACCAACAACAACATTGAGCACCAGGGCCTGCAGTTCGTGATGTACACGCTACTGGCATGGCTGAAACGCCATGAGGGTGCGCTGCAGCGCGATCTGCTTCTGCCCAGCGAACGCCGCGATTTGTACATCGAGTTCAACGTTTCCGGGCTGCTGCGAGGCGACCAGAAGTCACGCTATGAATCGTATGCGCTGGGCCGCCAGTGGGGATGGCTATCCACTAACGATATCCGGCGTATGGAGAATCTGCCGCCAATTGCTGGCGGGGACAAATACCTGACGCCGCTCAATATGGTCGACAGCGCGAAGATCCTTCCTAGCGATAAGTCGCCGACAGCAAAACAGCTGGCCGAAATAGAATCCCTTCTGGCCAGAGCCTGATTATTTCCCGCCGCGCGGGATGACCTGGAAGACAACATGACAACGAAATTAATTAACCTGCCGCACCTGGCAGATATGGTCTTTGGCGTGCCGCATTACGTGACGCGGCAAACAATGGACTCCGTGAAAGCGGTGCTCATCCCCCGTATTCAGGGGATCACCGAAGATGCCGTCATTCAGATGGCGCTGAATACGGGTAAATCACCTGCAGCTGAGCAGGTCCAGCCCACCGGCGGGGTGGCGGTGATCCCCGTTCACGGCATTCTTGTTCCACGCCGGGGGCAGATTACGGCGATGTGCTCCGAGCTGACCAGCTACGAGCGGATCCGCGGGCAGCTGCAGGCGGCGTTAAACGACCCCTCAATCAGCGAAATCGTTCTGGATATTAACTCCGGCGGCGGCGCAGCGGTGGGGTGCAAGGAGCTGGCCGATTACATTTATCAGTCTCGCGACACGAAACCCATCACGGCGATTGTGAACTACAGCGCGTATTCCGCCGCGTATTTCATCGCATCGGCCTGCAGCAAAATCATCGTCAGCCAGACCAGTGGCGTGGGGTCGATTGGTGTGATCATGGAGCACCTCGATACGTCGAAGATGGAAGAAAAAATGGGGCTGACGTTCACCACCATTTACCGGGGAGATAACAAAAATAACGGCACCCAACATGAACCACTGAGTGAAGAGTCGCTGGGTATGTTCCAGGGCATGATCGACGAAATGTACGAGACGTTTACGGGGTCGGTGGCCGAATATCGCGGCCTGAAGCAGCAGGCCGTCATTGATACGCAGGCGGGGCTGTATTTTGGCCCTGGCGCGGTGTCTGCCGGCCTGGCGGATGAAGTCTCTGACCCCCAGGCGGCGATCAATGCTATCGCGGCAAAGTATAAGCAACCCCGTCAAAAAACCTCCATTCAGATGCAGGCAGCCGCGATGGACCTGCAAACCAAAATGTAACCCGGCGCAAACACAAACCGCGTCACCTTAAGCAGCCAGCAGGCTGCTTTTTTTATGTCTAAAAAGAGAGAAATCAAATGCCACAGATTGAAGAATTGCGTCGTCAGCGTGCGGGTATCAACGAACAGGTTCAGGCCCTGGCAACCATTGAAGCTGGCGGCGGCACGCTGACAGCTGAGCAGCTGACAGAGTTTGCGAACCTGCAGCAGCAGTTCACTGATATCAGCGCCAAAATGGAACGCCTGGAAGCCGCCGAACGTGCTGCGGCGCTGGTCGCAAAGCCCGTGAAAGCAACGCAACAGGCCCCCGGCATTATTATTAAGCAGGAGCCGAAACAGTACACCGGTGCCGGCATGACCCGACTGGTTATGTCTGTCGCCGCAGGCGCAGGTAATCTGCAGGACGCGGCAAAGTTCGCTGCAGAGGAACTGAATGATCAGTCGGTATCGATGGCCATCTCCACGGCGGCGGCATCCGGAGGCGTACTTATTCCGCAGAACCTGCACAGTGAAGTGATCGAGCTGCTGAGTGACCGCACCATCGTCCGTAAGCTGGGTGCCCGTTCCATTCCGCTGCCGAACGGTAATATAGCGCTGCCACGCGTAGCCGGTGGTGCAACGGCTGGCTATACCGGTGAAAACAAAGACGCTAAAACATCAGAAACACGCTTCGATGACGTAAAACTGACAGCGAAAACCCTGATTGCGATGGTGCCGATTTCCAATGCGCTGATCGGGCGTGCCGGATTTAACGTAGAGCAGCTGGTCCTGCAGGATATTCTGACAGCTATCTCCGTTCGTGAAGATAAAGCTTTTATGCGTGATGATGGTACCGGCGACACGCCGATTGGTATGAAAGCGCGCGCAACTCAGTGGAACCGTCTGCTGCCGTGGGAAGCTGATGCAGCAATCAACATGAACACGATTGACGAGTATCTGGACAACATCATTTTGAAGGCGATGGACGGTAACAGCAACATGATCAACAGTGGCTGGGGCATGTCTAACCGTACCTACATGAAGTTGTTCGGACTGCGTGACGGCAACGGGAACAAAGTTTACCCGGAAATTGCTCAGGGATTACTCAAAGGCTACCCGATTCAGCGTACCAGCGCTATTCCTGCCAATCTGGGTACCGGCGGTAAGGAGTCCGAGATCTACTTTGCCGACTTCAATGACGTGGTTATTGGTGAAGACGGCAATATGAAGGTCGATTTCTCGAAAGAGGCCTCTTATATCGACGCCGATGGCAACCTGGTATCGGCGTTCTCCCGTAATCAGTCTCTTATCCGCGTGGTTACTGAACACGATATTGGTTTCCGTCACCCGGAAGGTCTGGTGCTGGGTACTGGCGTTCTGTTCTAACCCTTCCCCCTGTTAATAAGGCCCGCATATGCGGGCCTTTCCATTTAAGGAGAATGTTATGGCTGTGAAAAATAAGTCCGTGGAACCGGAAGAAACGGTTGCAGAGGATAGCCATGCGACCGTGGTCGCACAGGCGGTAAGTAGCCCAGAACGCGAAGCAGTGGTGTTTCTTGGACCGCATCATCGTTATTCCCGTGGTGATGTTGCGTGTTTTGAAGGATCGCACGCCGAAGAGCTGGTTAAGCGCCGTATCGCGGTATGGCCGAAGGATGCCGAACGCGCGCTGAAACCGAAGCCGGGAGACAGCGATTTTGATACTGACATTGGATGATGTGAAAACCCAGCTACGCCTGGAACTGGATTTCACGGAGCATGACGCCATGCTCACGCAAATGGTGAACGCCGCGCAGCGGAGCATCGAGCATGATTATTACTGCAAGCTGGTCACTAGTGATGAAGAGCTGCAGGCTCTCCCGGAGACCGTCCGCGGATTTATCGCGGATGAAGATATCCGGCTGGCCATTCAGTTTCTGGTCAGCGATGCGTATCTGAATGGCCATACCGGACAGTGGCTGGAAACCGCTGCGGTGAGGCATCTTCTTTTCCCCCTGCAGGAGCATACGCTATGAGCCTGAAACCGGGTGATATGAACTGTCGCATTGCAATTAGCTACGTTCAGTCCGGTCGGGGGCCAATGGGCGAACCGCTACCGGAAAAGCAGGTTGAATCGGGAAAAGCGTGGGCAAAACGGGAGCTGGTATCGGGGCGGAAAGTCCGCACGCTGGATCAGCTGCAGGTGGTGGAAACCTGCCTGTTTACGGTCTATCCGGGTGTGCTGGTTGATATTGATTGGAAAATCGCGACGAAAAATCTGGTTTATACCGTCCGGAATATCGACCGCAAAAGGGACCGGATCATTATCACGGGGGAGGCTGACGGGCGGCATGATAGAGCTGGCGATTAAGGGTGCGCTGGAGCGCGTCACCGGCATGAATGCGTATCCTCTTTTACTGCCGGACACGGTCCAGGAAGGAGCGACCTTTCAGCGTATCTCTGACCCGGAAATGGTCTCGGGAATGTTGCGAACGGGGATCGTATCTGCCCGTATCCAGGTGAACCTGTACCTTCTCGATAATTACACCTCACTGCTGCAGCTGGATAAAAAAATCTGGACGGAACTGAAGTCAGTCGTTCATGGCCAACTGGAGGGTATCCCGGTTCAGTATGTGGAGCGAGGCGGTATCCATCAGGATAAAAACCAGCTGACGAATCGTCGCATTCAGTATCGCCTGACCCGCGATTTCATCATTCACTACGTGGAGGACTCCTCGTGATCCGAATGGAAGTTAAAGGGCTGGATGAGCTGGAGCGGCAGTTAATGGCCCTGGGCGAAAAAGTGGCGACGAAGGTATTGCGGGATGCCGGGCGCGAAGCGCTAAAGGTCGTCGAGGAAGATATGAAGCAGCATGCCGGCTTTGACGAAACGTCTGCCGGGACGCACATGCGGGACTCAATCAAAATCCGCTCATCCACCCGCAAGGGTAAAGGGAACGCGGTTGTAACGCTCCGTGTTGGCCCCAGCAAGCAGCACCATATGAAGGCGCTGGCGCAGGAGTTTGGCACGGTTAAACAGGTTGCAGACCCCTTTATCCGACCCGCCCTGGATTACAACCTCCAGACCGTTTTGCGCGTGTTAACCGTGGAAATCCGAAACGGCATTGAAAACAGGTAGCATCCGCTGCCGTATAAAAAGAGAGAGAAACATGGCTGATAAAACTTCGCCTGAATATGCGATGTTGCCGGCGGGCACCATTGTGAAATATGGGGAGCCTGGCGCTGCCACGTCAGCGCTGAAACCGTTGATTAACTGTAAAGCGCTGGGTGCAATGGGGCAGACGGGGGGCTTTGTCGACTGCACCACGCTACTGGATAAGCAGAAACAGTCCATCAGCGATCTGCCTGACGGGCCTGAAAAGTCGCTGGGCTTCATTGATGATCCGGGTAATACCGATTTTGCCGCGCTGCTGAACGCAGCAGAGGCCCGCAAGACCATCCAGTTATACGTCGAATTACCCAACAAGCGAACAGCGACGATGCTCCTGGCGCTGTCCGGGTGGCAGATGAATGAAATCGCCGCTCCGGCGAATGAGGTCATCCAGATCACCGTTCAGGGTAAACAGAACAAGATCACCTGGGGAACCGTCGCTGTCTCCGGCGGTGCCTGATTAACTTAACCTTTAAACAGCCACCTTCGGGTGGCTTTTTATTTTTAAGGACTACCTGTGAAAGATAAAGATTACCTGTCCACGCTGAAATCCGCGTTGCTTAAATCGGAGCCAACCGTCATTAAAACCGAGTTATTTGGCGCCACCGTATTCATCCGCCGCCTGACCGGGGATTACCTCATCAGCTACGAAGAGAAAATGGCTGAAACCGCAAAAGCTGGCGCAGCGCGCGAGGCATCGGAGCAAGTCATCCAGATCGTCATCGATGCACTGGTTCAGCCGGATGGAACGGCCATTCCGGATGAATTTAAACCCACGGCAGCCGAGCTGCTGAAGGCCCATGAAAACCCCGAACTGCTGGCCGCTGTGGAAAAAGTGAAGCAACACGCAATCGGCAAGCTGGAGGAAGCGGAAAAAAACTGAGTGACTCGCCCTGGCTGGAGCTGATCTTCTGGCTGGCCGACCGCTGGGGCGAACCTGACCCATCCAAAATTGCCGCATTGCCGGCAAACACTCTGTACCACTGGCGAGCCTACTTCCTGAAACAGGGCACTTTCCGCCGTCCTGGCGATGAAAACGCGCTACCTACCGAAACCACACCTGCGCCATCCCGGGTCGATGATGAATGCGCGGCAGTCATGAGGGCATTAATGTAATGGCAGACGTCGCATCTTTAGCGGTCGGGCTGCGCCTGAACGCAGCCAGTTTTAAATCCCAGCTGCTGGGAGCGTATGGCGATGCGGAGAACCAGTCACGACGGTTTAACCGTAATGCCCAGGCGGACGCGAAAAAGACGGAGGACGCCTATAAGAAGGTCGGTCTGTCGATATCCGGGATGGCCAGCCGGCTGGCGGGGCTGGCAGGAGCCGGCCTTTCCATCGGCACGATCGTCACCACGTCCAGACAATATGGACAGGCATTATCAGACCTGCAGGCCATCACCGGTGCGACTGCAGCTGAAATGAAAGCGCTGGATCTGGCTGCGCAGGAAATGGGGCGCACGACAGAGTACAGCGCCAGCCAGGCCGCCGAAGCGTTAAAGCTGATGGCGTCGGCTAAACCGGAGCTTTTAAAAACGTCCGATGGACTGCAGAAGGCTACGAACAGCGCCCTTATCCTGGCGCAGGCCGCCGGCACAACGTTGCCCGATGCGACCAGAACGCTGGCGCTTTCCTTAAACCAGTACGGGGCGAGCGCGCAGGAAGCGGATCGTTATATCAACGTGCTGGCCGCCGGCGCGAAGTACGGGTCGTCGGAGATTGTGGATACGGCGGCTGCCATTAAAAATGGTGGCGTCGCAGCCGCACTGGCCGGCGTTGGTTTTGAGCAGTTGAATGCCGCGATTCAGGTGCTGGCAGAGCGTGAAATTAAAGGCGGTGAAGCCGGCACGGCGCTGCGTAACGTCATCCTGAATCTGGAAAAGGGCACGGACAAGAGCCTCAAGCCGTCCGTGGTTGGTCTCAGCCAGGCGCTGACCACTCTTTCCGGGAAAAACCTCTCCACGGCCCAGGCCGTAAAACTGTTTGGCGTGGAGAACCTGAATGCGGCGTCTATCCTGGTCCAGAACCGTTCAAAGCTTGATGAACTGACTGCTTCCCTGACCGGTACCAAAACGGCGCATGAGCAGGCATCCATCAGGGTTAACAACCTGAACGGCGATTTGCTGGGTCTGAGCAGTGCGTTTGAAGGGATGGTCATTAAGATCGGCCAGAGCAGTAACGGGCCACTCCGCAGCGGGATTCAGGTTGCCACGGAGGCACTGAACAGCCTGGCAGACAATTTCAACACCGTCTCCAGCGTGGCGCTTTACAGCCTGATCCCCGTGCTATCCACGAAACTGACCGCAGGGCTGCGGGAGAATATCGCGGCCTGGCGGGAAAGCCAGGCGGCGGTAAAAGCGCGGGCGCAGGCTGATGCGGATATTGCCCGCAAAACGCTGGATTCGACAGCTGCCATCCTGAAACAGAACGACGCTGAGTTTGGCCACTACCGGCAGATGGAGCGGACGGCTAAACAGTACGGGATGAATATCAGTTACCAGGATGAGTTTACCCGGCTTATCCGGCAGGAAACTGAGCAAACGAACCTGGCCAGCCAGGCGAAACTGAAACTGGCGGCGGCAAACCGGCAATTGTCGATATCGGCCCGCGCGGTCTCCGTTGCGGTGGGCCTGGCAAGAGGCGCTCTGGCTTTTGTTGGTGGTCCGGTTGGCGCGGCGACGCTGGCAGGATCTGCATTACTGTATTTCCATCAACAGGCAAAAGAGGCCCGGCAATCGGCCATTGATTTAAAAGATGCCGTAGTGGAAACCAGTGAAGCGCTGATGCGCCTCTCGCTTAACCAGTTAAATGTGAAGCAGTTCGACCTGGAGGATAAGTACGAAAACCAGGTCGTTCAGCGTAACCAGCTGATAAAAGAGATTCAGGATGCCGACAGTCGTATCGGCAGCCTGAAAGGATTTGACCCCTTCGGCCAGCTGGAAGGGGTGACAAAAGACCAGACGCGGGCGCGGGCGGATCTCGATAGCGTTAACGAGGGACTCCGCAAAACCGAGGAAAACATTAAGCGTGTCAGTGATGCAAAAACACTGGCTCAGCTGGGTTTATCGGGAAAAATAACCTCCCTTACGGACGATCTGAAAGGAGCGTTAAGCACGCCCCCCAAAGAGACCGGAGAGGGAAATCCCTGGGGCGGCGATGGCGGTACCGGCACGGGGAAAGGCAGTAAGTCCCAGGTCGACCAGTTCAAAACGCTGCGGCAGCAAATTGAAGAAGCCCATGCGTCCAGCCTGGCCAGAATTAACCTGCAGGAAAAGGACAGTAACAGGGAGCTGCAGGAAGCGGCGAAGAAAAATGGCGCCAGTGATGCTGACCTGCAGCGCGCGCTGTTAATAAATGCAGAGAACTACCAGAAACAGCGACTGGATCTGGCCGCGCAGTATTCCCCCGCCCGGGAAACTCTGCGAAAAGAGCAGGAAGCCAGCCGGGACCTGGCTGAGCTTTTCAAAGCCCGCCTTCTTGATGAAAAAGAGTACCAGGCCGCACGAATAACGCTGGCCAGAGATACCGCGAAAGAGCTGCTGCAGGCGCATGCCGATGAAATCGCTGCGCCGGCACTGGATATCGCCGGCGAAGTAGATCCACTGGTCTCGCTGCGCAATCAGCTTGCGCAGCGGCAGGCATTGCTGCAGGCGTACTACCAGGGCAGCGCGATCAGCAAAGACCAGTACGAGATGCTGATGCAGCAGGCGACGAAAGAATCCGCCGATGCGCAGTATCAGACGTCGCTGGAGTTATATCGATCACAGGGCGAATTCCAGAGCCTGGCCGTCGGGTTATTTGAAACGGCCCATGAGCGCTCGGGTAACTTCCTGACGAGCATGCTGACGCGGACGAGAAGCTTTAAGGAGAACATGGCGGACCTGTTTTCCTCGCTCACGCAGTCGGTCATAAAAAACCTCGTTGATATGGCTGCTCAGGCGCTGGTCACCAGTTCCGTCATGCAAACCATTATGGGCGTGGTGGGAGCTGGAGTGAGTATTGCAAGTGGTGTTTCTGGAGCGGCTGATGTCGGCACAGGTACTGCGATTCAGAATGCAGGTAATAACTTTAACTTTCAAATACCGGGTTATGCCAAAGGCGGTGTCTTCGATTCTCCTTCATTAAGTGCCTACAGCAACCAGGTCTACGACTCTCCGCAGTTCTTCGCTTTCGCAAAAGGGGGCGGCGTATTTGGCGAGGCCGGGCCGGAGGCCATCATGCCGCTGACGCGTGCCGGCGATGGTTCGCTGGGGGTCCGCGCGGTGGGTGGTTGTCAGAACGCCGGCGCGTCGGAAGGGCCAAAAGTCTATATCACGATTGAAGGCGGAAACACCTCCACGCAGGCGCCGTCTGGTTTTGAGCAGTTTGGCCAGCAGATTGGCTCGTTTGTGGAGAAAAAATACAGGGAGCTGATGGCGCAGGATATACGTCCTGGCGGGATGGTCTGGAATGCAGTTAAAGGGCAACGTTGATGGCTATTGAGATATTCACCTGGAGTCCGCGGGTTAATCCCCAGCAGACCGTTAACTTTCGTGTCCGGAAGGCGCAATTCGGTGACGGGTATGCGCAGGTATCCGGCGATGGTATTAACACCCGATCACAGGATTGGGAGCTGAGTTTTGTCGGTACGGAGGACTATATCCGTCCGATTAAGCAGTTCCTCGACCGTCATGCCGGCACCCGCGCGTTTCAGTGGACCCCGCCTCTGGAAGAGGTGGGGCTTTTCCGCTGCGAACAATATAAACCGGTGCCGCTGGGCGGCGGAAATTACTCACTTTCAGCCACTTTTATTCAGGCATTTAAACCATGAGCCTTAACGCGAATTATCAGAAGTTAGAGCCAGGCGATGAGGTTCGTCTCCTGGAGATCGATGGCCAGGCGTTTGGCCTGGATGAGGTTTTGTATTTCCACGGCTATAACGTTCCCCATACTGCAGCCGAAATCCTCGCCGCTGACGGCGACCTGGATAAGCTGCCGGCGAAAAGCATCTGGTGGCAGGGGCGGGAGTATAATGCCTGGCCATGTGAAATTGAAGGGATCGAGTCATCCACCACGGGCAGCGACGCGCAGCCAACGCTGCGGGTAGGGAACATCGACGGAAAGATATCCGCGCTCTGTCTTCATTACGACGATCTGGCTCTGGCGCGGGTTGTCATCCACGACACGCAAAAACAGTATCTCGATGCGAAGAACTTTCCGGACGGGAATGCCTCAGCCGATCCGACGCAGGAGAAACGGCGCCTTTTCTTCATTGACGTAAAGCATTATGAAGACGATGAGAAGGTGGAATTTACTCTCTCCAGCCCGTTTGCCCTGCAGGGGATGATGATCCCCACTCGCCAGTTGCATGCGATTTGCACCTGGTGTATCCGCAATCAATACCGCAGTGGTAACGGGTGCGACTATGCCGGCACCCGGTATTTTGACAGGAACAATCAGCCAGTTGATGACCCGTCTCAGGATGTCTGCAACGGAACGCTCACGGCCTGCAAATTACGTCATGGTGAGAATAGTGAAATGCCGTTTGGCGGGTTCCCCGGCACCTCATTAATCAGGAGCTGATATGCGTCAGAAAACGATTAAGGCCATCCAGGAACATGCGGCCGCAGAATATCCGCGCGAGGCCTGCGGCCTCGTCGCCCAGAGGGGTCGAGCGGAGCGTTATTTCCCCTGCCGGAACCTGTCCACAGAGTCGAAAGATAATTTTGTGCTGGCGCCGGAGGATTATGCGGAGGTTGAGGAATGGGGAACGATCACCGGTATTGTTCACAGCCATCCTGATGCCACCACCCAGCCGAGCGAACTGGATAAAGCGCAATGCGACGCGACCCTTCTCCCCTGGCATATTATCAGCTGGCCAGAAGGCGATCTCCGTACCATCCACCCGCGCGGTGAGTTGCCGCTCCTCGAGCGACCATTCGTGCTGGGCCACTACGATTGCTGGGGCCTGGTGATGAGCTATTTTCGGCAAACCCACGGCATCGAGCTGCACGATTACCGCGTCGATTATCCGTGGTGGGAAAAGGAGTTTCCGGACAATTTTTATCAGGACTGCTGGTATGAATGCGGGTTCCGTGAGTTTGATGGTCCACCGCAACCGGGTGACATGGTGATCATGCAGGTGCAGGCGGATAAGTGGAACCACGCCGGGATTCTGCTGGAAGGGAACCTGCTGCTGCATCACCTGTATGGGCATCTCAGCAAGCGCGTGCCGTATGGTGGGTACTGGATGGAAAGGACAATGAAAATCGTTCGATATCATTCTCTATGTTAACCTTTTGTTGAAGCAGCAAAAGGATATAGGGAATGAAAAAAGTTATCTTCGGAGCCACATTACTTCTGGCATCATCAACTTTTTCGGGAACAGTTGATGATTATTTATCACGCCATCCGCAATTAAAAGAAAGCGCCACTGTCGATATTTATGTAAAACGCATGGCATTCATGATGGCATTAATGGATGCACAACAACGATATAATAGGTCACGCGATGACTTTATACATCAACTCCTTTCAAGCAATGGTGATAAATATGCAAGGATGGGCGTGAGAAAACTTGCCCGTGATTGCAAAATAGAGAGGAGTATAGGCCAAAGTGGCGAGTTTAATAAAGAAGAGTGTGATTTAGTAATCAAGGAAGACAAACAAAAATAGGTTAAATAAAAATCAGTATTTAGAATGCTGCTTTTTGTCTATTAGGTGCCAAAATGAAAGAAACAATGACCAAAATAATATTTTCTGGAGTATTAGGTAAAACTTTTGGGAGAATTCACTATCGTTTAATTAGCACTGTTCATGAAGCAGGGCAGGCATTATCGGCAACGATACCAGGCTTCGAAAAATTCATGATTACAAGTAAAGAGCGTGGACTAACTTATGCGGTATTTAAGGATGAAAAAAATATAGGTCTAGATGACTTAGGATTCCCCATAACCGGGGAAGTAATTCGCATTGTCCCTGTAGTCATTGGTAGCAAAAAAGCCGGTTTTCTTCAGACTATTTTAGGTGCGGTCATTGTTGCGGTTGGAGCTATAGCCACTTTCGGATTCGATCAGCCGTGGGGGGTTAATGTAATGATGGCTGGCGGCGCCATGATGCTCGGCGGCGTCGTTCAGATGCTTTCCCCACAGCCAGCTGGCCTGGCACGAAAAGAATCTGCTGACAATAAAGCGTCCTACGCCTTTGGGGGCGTGACGAACACTGCCTCTCAGGGATACCCAGTCCCTTTGCTTTATGGCAAACGCCGAATTGGCGGAGCCATTATATCTGCCGGTATTTACGTAGAAGACCAGCAATAAGTTTTATTCAGTAAACCATCCAATTCAGGCCACCTTGCGGTGGCTTTTTTTATGGGCGTAATATGGCAAATAACATAATTAAAGGGCGCAAGGGTGGCGGCTCAAAGCAGCGTACACCGCCGGAACAGCCGGATGATTTACAGTCCGTTGCGAAAGCCAAAATTCTGCTCGCATTAGGTGAGGGTGAATTTGCAGGTGGTTTAACCGGGAAAGATATTTATCTTGATGGCACCCCGCTTGAAAATGCTGATGGTTCGCAAAACTTCAGTGGCGTGTCCTGGGGATTTCGCCCCGGCACGCAGGCTCAGACTTATATTCAGGGTATTCCCGGTACTGAAAATGAAATCAGTGTTGGAACGGAAGTTTCCAGCAAGACAGCCTGGACCCATACCTTTACTAATACCCAGCTTTCTGCCGTTCGTGTCCGCCTGAAATGGCCGTCCCTGATGAAACAGGAAGATGACGGCGACGTGGTGGGTAATACCGTCAAGTATGCGATTGACCTGCAGACCGACGGCGGCGCCTGGCAGACGGTGTTGGAAACCGCTGTCACGGGTAAAACCACCTCCGGTTATGAGCGGAGCCATCGTATTGATCTGCCCCAGGCCGGCAGTACCTGGACGCTACGCCTGCGTAAAATCTCTCCGGATGCAAACAGTGTCAAAGTTGGCGACGTGATGACGCTGCAGAGCTATACCGAAGTGATTGACGCGAAGCTGCGTTATCCCAACACAGCGCTGCTTTATATCGAGTTCGACTCCAGCCAGTTTAATGGCTCCATTCCGCAAATTTCCTGTGAGCCGCGTGGGCGCGTGATTCGTGTGCCGGATAACTACAATCCGGAAACCCGCGAATATACCGGCGTCTGGACCGGCGGGTTTAAATGGGCCTGGACGGATAACCCGGCCTGGATCTATTACGACATTGTTATCGCTGACCGTTTTGGTCTCGGTAATCGTCTGAGCAGCGCCAATATTTCGAAATGGACGCTGTACCAGATTGCACAGTACTGCGATCAGCTGGTTCCTGACGGGCGCGGTGGTGACGGCATGGAGCCGCGCTATACCTGTAACGTCTACGTCCAGGAACGCAACGATGCTTACACCGTGCTGCGAGACTTTGCCGCCATTTTCCGGGGCATGACCTGCTGGAACGGTGAGCAGATTGTTGTGCAGGCTGATATGCCGCGTGATGTCGATTTTACCTATACGCGCGCCAATATTGTCGGCAAACCCCGTTATTCGAGCAGCAGCAGCCAGGTTCGGTACACCAACGCCCTGGTTTCCTGGTCTGATCCGGATAATGCTTATGCTGATGCAATGGAGCCGGCGTTTATCCCGGAACTGGTTTCCCGCTACAGTTTTAACCAGCTCGAAATGACCGCGATTGGCTGTACGCGCCAGAGCGAAGCCCACCGTAAGGGGCTGTGGGGCATACTGACCAACAATAAGGACCGCATGGTCGAAATTGATGTGGGGCTGGACGGTCGCATTCCTCAACCCGGTTATATCATTGCCCTGGCGGATGAGTTGCTGGCCGGACGGGTCAACGGCGGGCGAATCAGCGCGGTGAATGGCCGGGTGATTACGCTGGATCGTGATGTGGATGCCAAACCTGGCGACCGCCTCCAGCTAAACCTGCCATCCGGGATCTCACAGAGCCGGACTATTCAGGCTGTTAACGGACGCCGGCAGATTACGGTCACAACGGCGTACAGTGAGACACCAGAACGGGAATGCGTCTGGGCCATTGAATCCGATGACCTCTTCCTGCAGCAGTACCGGGTTACAGGGGTAAAAGAGAACAGCGATGCCACCCTCACGATCACCGGCGTGGCACATGACCCGGATAAATTCCCCCGCATCGATACCGGCGCTATTATCGACCAGCGCCCGGTTAGCGTATTGCCGGCGGGCAACCAGTCACCTCCTGACGATATTGTCATCACATCCCGCTCGGTCGTGAATCAGGGGATCAGCGTCGAAACGATGCAGGTTAACTGGTCAGCGGTCAGCGGCGCTATTGCCTACGAGGCGCAGTGGCGCCGTAACGACGGGAACTGGATCAATGTGCCGCGCAGCTCGACCACCTCGTTTGAGGTCAGCGGCATTTATGCCGGTCGTTACCTGGTTCGCGTCCGTGCGATCAATGCGGCGGAGATCTCGAGCGGCTGGGCGTATTCCGAAGAGAAAACCCTGACCGGTAAGGTCGGCGAGCCGCTGGCACCGCTGGCGCTGGCAACCCGTTCGCTGGTTCATGGGGTCCAGGTTAGCTGGGAGTTCCCGACCGGCTCCGGGGATACGCTGCGCACAGAACTGCAGTACAGCAAAAATCAGGACGGCAGTGCACCGATGCCGTTATCAGACGTGGCCTATCCGGGGAAAAGCTATCAGCAGATGGGCCTCAGTATGGGCGCAGAATTCTGGTATCGGGCGCGCCTTGTGGATCGTCTTGGCAATGAAAGCCCGTGGACCGGCTGGGTCCAGGGGATGGCCAGCGATAACTTTGATGACTACTACGAAAACCTGACCGACGCGATCAAGGATACGGCTGCCTGGGAGGATACGCAGCGCACCATTAGCGAAACGCAGGAAGGTATCCGCAATACGCAGCAGGAACTGGAGCAGACCGCTGAAGCTCTGCGTAAGGAAGCCGAAGACCAGGCGAAGCAGGTCAGCCAGGATATTGATGCATCGGCGAAAAGCATCACTGCTGATGTTGACGGGAAGATCTCCGCCGTGAATAAAACCATCACGGATGAGATCACCTCGGTCAATGAGGCTCTCGATTCTGGTCTGGCTCAGGCAAACAAAGGTGTTCAGGAGGCAAAATCCGCCGTCGCAGATGCGAACAAGCAGATCGCAACTGTGAACAAGTCGTTGACCGACAGCATCACCCAGGTCAGACAGTCAGTCACTGATACGGCTGCGGAAATCAACGCCACCATCGACCTGGAGATTGCCAGGGTCAGCAAAACGCTGGCCGACGGCGATGCCGCATTGAATGCGCAGATAAAGACTGCCGAAAATGGCCTGAAGCAGTCGCTGTCTCAGGTCAACACCACGCTGACCAATGCGGTGAAGCAGGAGACCGCGGATCGTATCGCCGATGTTAACGCGAAGGCGGCACAGGCCGCTGATGAACTGCTGGCGGCAACGCAGGGGATTGAGGCGAGTATCGAGAGCCTGACTCAGGTGATGAAGACCGCCGATGAAAATCTGGCGCGGGAAATGTCCAGCCTCGCTGCCGGCGCTAATATCCAGTTCGATTCGCAGGTTATCTGGCATTTCAACAATCAGACGACCGAGGGCTGGACCGGCAGCGCCGGCGTACCGGGTGTGTCACAGGATGGCTGGTTACGCCCGGCGGACAGCGCCACCGATCCGTACATTACCTCTCCTGGCGGGCTGGCTGTCGATGGTGCGGCGTACCGTTTCATCATGCTGCGCTTTCGTAAAACCGGCAAACCAGTCTGGGCGGGTGAGATCCGCTGGGTGTCTGCCGGCGAAAACTTCAATAACACGAAGCGATACATTGTTGCTGAGCCGGAATATGCCGATGGGGTGGCAACCCTGACGGTGCGTGATATTCCGTGGACAGGGAACATTGATCGTATTCGCCTGGACCTGACGAACCAGCAGGATGCCAGCAACTTTATCGAATTCGACTGGATCGCCGTTGGCCGGCCAGCACCCGGCGCCAGTACGGCGGCTTTGCAGGATGTGCGCAGTACGCTGAGTAACGCGCTGACCGCCGAAGCGCAGGCACGCAGCACGCTGGCGGCGCAGATGCGTGGCTCCTATGATGGGAGCGATCTGGAGAAAGTCACCTCCGGGCTGCTGTACCAGGAAAAAACCGCACGCGTTACCGCCATCTCGGCGGAAGTTAAGGCCAGAGAGTCCCTGCAGACGCAGTTTAACGACAACAAAGCTGCTGTTTCTGGTGAACTGAGTTCTCTGACGACAGAGCAGAGCGCGCAGGCGAGCCGTATCGGTGGCCTGGAAACCAGCCTCGGGAAAAAAGCCGATGCAGCCGCGCTGACGTCCCTGACGCAGAAAGTTGAGCAACAGGGCGCCACGCTGACATCGCAGGGCGCCGCGTTAACATCGCTCACTAACCGGGTTGGCCAGACGGAAACGGGCCTGGCTGGTACTAATGAGGCGCTGAGCGGGCTGCAGTCTGTTGTTACCCAGCAGGGTGACAGGATAACCAGCCAGGGTCAGTCCATCACGAAACTGACGAGCGATTTGGGCACGACAAATGCCGCGCTGGCGAAGAAAGCCGAAGCGGCTGCGGTCACTGCCTTAACGCAGCAGGTAGAGCAAAACGGGCAGGATATTCGCAGCAATACTGACAGCATCACCAGCCTGTCGAATCAACTGGTCAATGGCCAGCCGAATCGCTGGTCCCGTCGGATCTATCCGGTGCAACTGGCTAACGCCGGGACAGTCCCGTCATTCAGCGATGTTCGCGCTGTGGCACCAACGGTAGTGGATGAGGTGGCCGACGCGGCCAAACTGGACTTTACGTCCGCCGGCAGCTATCTGATCGCGCTGTATTCCTGCCAGGTGAAAGTGGCCGCAGATACCACCATCACACTGGCGCCCGGCGCCAGGGTTTTTGATGATACCGGCGCCATATTTGTGAATGGGGTTCAGGTCGCCTGGGGTAACGCCAGCTGGAATACCGTCAGTTTTGAACTGAAAGCCGGCTGGAACACCGTTGAGTTTCTGGTGAATCAGTGGACCGGCCAGGCGTATATCAACCTGGGCCTGAAGCTGTCAGACAAGGTTGCTGAGATGTACTCCGGTCTCGGGGTTTCCGCGCTGGCAAACGCAGGCGGCGTGCTCAGCTCGAATGTCAGCCAGATTGGCAACGATGTGGTCAGCAATTCGCAGAACATCACCCAACTCCGGAATGCGCTGACGCAGACAGACGCGAACGTGGCAAGCAAAGCGGATCAGACGGCGATGAACTCGCTAACCGGACGAGTGGAGAAGACGGAATCCGGGCTGACGGCTGCTAACGCCAACATTACCTCGCTGAAATCCGCTGTACGGGCCGGAAACGCATCAGGCGGAGATTTAATTCCCAACCCGACATTTGACCCGGCTTACGACCAGATGGGGTTTAGCGTCGTATCCACGACGGCTGAGGAGGTCCCTCCTGGCTGCCCGTATGGTTATGCGGCCAGAATTGCCAGCCGGGATCACCATCCTAACTTTGCCGCGTTCCCGGCCACGCTTAACGATGTGATTGAGATCAGCGCACTGGTTGCCTGCGGCGCCGGCACGGCGAATTTTAATCTGTATGTTGGCACCGCCGTTCGGCCAGATACGAGCACCGGTGCGCCACTCATGGCGGGTGGCGGGAAATCCCCCTCCGCGACCTGGCAGAGAACCACCTGGCGCTTCAAGGTCACGCAGGCGATGGTGGACAGGGGTTATATCCGCCCGTTCCTGCAGATCTCGCAGAACAGCCCGTATGGCACCGTATGGTTCGTTACGGACTGGCATATGCGAAATGTGACAACGGCGCAAAAGGTTCAGGATACTGCGGATGCCACGGCGGCGGCGGTTGACTCGCTGACCACCACCGTGACGCAACAGGGTAATCTGCTGACCTCGACCGGCAACCGGACAACCCAGCTGGAAAACGGGCTGGCAACCACCAATGCCGCAGTGGCCAAAAAGGCTGATGCGACAGCGGTGCAGGATTTGACCAATACCGTCACACAGCTGGGCAACGATCTGACTGCTGCGAACAGCGCCATCACGAAACTGACCGGAAATCTGGCGAATACCGATAAAGCGCTGGCGCAGAAAGCCGATGCGACTGCGCTGGCCACGCTCGACACGAAAGTGACGCAGCAGGGTAAAACGCTGGAGAGCCAGAGCAATTCGCTGACGAATCTGTCGAACAGTCTCTCGCAGGTTGCGGCAGATATCGATGCCAGCGGTCAGATACCGGGTAACCTGGTCGTGAATCCATCATTTGAACGCGGGCTGGATGGTTATACCGGGCGGTCAACCGCGACCAGTGTGGTGGAGGTTTCCGCTCCTCACAGCGGGACGCGGGCGCTGAAGGTTGATCCGGGGAGCGTGTCTCCGGGGCAATACATCCCGTTTGTTCAGGGGCGAACCTATGAAATCGGGGTGTGGGTCAAGGAACCCGGAGCGACGACGGATAATGGCGCGGGGAACAACAAGTTGCGGATCGGTAACTCTGCCGGCCAGCCGGTCTTTGAGCGTCCGTACAACAGCGGCACGGTGGGGACAAACTGGACCCTGGTTTCCGGTCGCTGGAAAGCGACGGAGACAGCCAGCCTGCCGGTGACGCTGAGCAACTATCTGATTAGCGGCAGCCGCTACTTCGATGATTTTTACGTCACTGACGTTACCGACCGGGTGGACATCGATGCCACCGCCGGCGCCGTTACCGGACTGACGAGCCGGGTCAGCACAGCGGAAGGGGCTATCACCTCGCAAAGCCAGCAGCTGACGAACCTGCAGAACAGCCTGAACACGACCAACAGCAATGTGTCGAAGAAGGCAGATGCAACGGCACTGACTTCGGTCGATAACCGGGTAACAGAGGCGGAAGGGAAACTGACCACACAGAGCCAGCAGCTGACAAATCTGGCGAATGTGCTGACGGCCACCCGCAACGCTGGCGACAACCTGATCCCGAACTTTGATTTTCTGCAGGGCAGCACGGCCTGGGATATTCAGTATCCAGCCGGTGTGACCTTTGGCGATTTCGGGAACGGGAAAGCGGGGGTCCGGCTGAACCGGACGACTAACACCAGTCCGGGGATCTTCTCCAACAACAACAAGCCGGTGCCGCTGAATGGCCAGCGCAAGTACCGGGTGGTGGTGAAGGCCAAAGGTATTTCCGGCGCGATGAGTCTGCTGATCCGTCGCCAGAACAAAATCGGCCAGACGGACAGTACGTATGAGGATAAAACGGTCACGCTGACCACTGACTGGCAAACCATCACCTGGGAAACCGGATTGACGGCTGCCGGCGCGGACGGGCAGAACTTCAAACTTTATTCTCATCCGACAAACGGTGAAATCTGGCTCGATTCCGTCCGGGTGTTTGATATCACCGATGAAACCAACATCAAGGCGACCAGCGATGCTGTTTCGTCTCTGACCGGGACGGTGACGAACCAGGGGAACACCCTGACATCGCAGGGGCAATCCGTCACGGCGCTGAATAACGCGCTGGAAGGGGTCAAAGGCGATGTGGCGAAGAAGGCTGATGCGTCGGCGGTCAGTTCACTGACCAACCGTGTTACCCAGACTGAAAAGGATATCCGTAGCCAGGCCGACAGCCTGACCAGCCTGAATACATCGCTGAAGCAGCAGGCGACACGGGGAGCCAACGTACTGCCGGACGGCAGTTTTGAATCCTATGCCGTCGGTGATGTTCTCAGTAATGCCCGCGCCGTTATCACCAGTGAAGCTGCGCACAGCGGGACCAAAAGCCTGCGCGTTACGCGCAGTACGGAGTACAACCCGAACGCGACGGATAATAACGATACCCATATCTTTTCGGGCATGCAGGTTCGCGATAACGCGGTCTATTACGTGGAGGCGTGGGTTAAGTTGCCGGCTGGCTCGACCGCCGATCCGACCGTTTATATGGTGCTCGGATTTTCCTTCCAGGATTCTGCCAATGGCTGGTCGTGGCCTGGCCTGAACGTGAAAGTCTCCGAGTTGTCGGTGGACAACTGGACAAAAGTCAGTGGCTATCTGACCAACAACCGAACCGCGCTGAAACAGGCAATGGTGAGGATCTCCATCCCGAATACACCAAAAGTTCGCCTGGGTGACGCCTTCCTGATTGATGATCTGATCATCACTGACGTGACCGATGCGAAAGCGGCGCTCGATGCCGCCGATGCGAATGCGCAGGCGCTTTCCAGTCTGTCCGCGTCAGTCACGCAGAACGGGAAGAATATTACGTCTCAGGGCAGCGCGATCACGAAACTGCAGTTGGATGTGACGCAACTTGGTAAGGATATCAGCGGCAAGGCCGATGCCAGCGCGCTGACGAATCTGACGACCCGCGTGACGGCTACCGAAGGCGGTCTGAAATCGCAGGGAGACAGCCTGACCAGCCTGCAGAACAGCCTGAACACAACCAACAGCAATGTGGCGAAGAAGGCTGATGCAACGGCGCTGCAGAGCCTGCAGAACACCGTTGAACAGCATGGCAGGGATCTGACCACGCATAGCAGCGCGCTGACGAACCTGGAAAACAACTTTTCCTCCCTGGCCGTGGGCGGGACCAATCTTATCCGCAATGCGGACACTCTGGAGGGATGGAGCAGCCGCCACGCCACAGAAACCTATCTGGGCGACCGCGTGGCCTACACCCGGCTGCCGAAAGGTGCATCCGGTTATACCCAGCTGGATGAACAGACGCTGGACGTTACCGGGCGTACGGAATTTGTATTCAGTTTCTATGCGAAAGGGGCTTATGACGGGCAGGAGATGGCGAGTTATTTCTATAACCCGTCGAACACCACCACCACGGAAACCAGCCAGGGCGTTAAAGGCGGGGCCGGTGACGGCAAGGCGGTCACGAAACTGACCACCGCATGGGCGCGTTACTGGGTGAAATGGGTTATTCCTGCCACCAGTGGCACCAAACGGCTGATTGCCGCGCGTCTGGAAAGCGCGACGTCTGCCGACAAAGAAGTCTGGCTCTGCCGCCCTCAGTTGGAAACCGGGACCGTGATGACCGACTGGTCACCGAGTCCGGATGATGCGGCCAGCGGTATTACCGCGAACACATCGGCCATTAACAGCCTCACCAGTCGGGTGACGAATGCCGAGGGGCAACTGACCGCGCAGTCTCAGAGCATCACGAATCTGCAGAACAGCCTGAACACCACCAACAACAACGTGGCACAAAAGGCCAGCGCGCAGTCGGTGAGTGATCTCACCAGCCGGGTCACCAGTGCGGAAGGCAAAATCACCTCCCAGGGGCAGGCTATCACGAAGCTGCAGGGCGATTTGAGCAGCACCACCGATAAGGTCAACACCAAAGCGGATCAGACGGCGCTTAACGCGCTGACTGGCCGGGTGGAGAAAACCGAGGCAGGCCTCACGGCAGCCAACAGTAACATCGTCAGCCTGACGGCGGCGGTGAACGCCGGGAATGCTGCCGGGGATGATTACATTCCAAACCCGTCATTTGATCCGGAGTATGACCGCATGGGTTATGACGTGGTGGAGACCACCGCCGATGGTGTGCCGGCTGACTGCCCGTTCAGGTATGCCGTCCGGCTGGCCGGGCGAGACCATGTGCCAAAAATCAACAATATCGCCGTGACACCGGGCGACGTTTTCGAAATGTCTGCTCTGGTAGCGTGTGGTACCGGCAGTGCTGACTTTAATTTCTACATCGGTCGGGCCACCACTGCTACTGGTGGTATTGGGGCGAGAGCGTCCGGGGGAAACACCAAGACCACCACCGCGTGGAAACGAGCCACCTGGCGCTTTACTGTGCCGGCAGACACGAACTTCCTGCGACCGTTCCTGCAGGTTAATCAGAGCAGCCCGTTCGGCACTGTCTGGTATGCTGCCGACTGGCATATGCGTAACGTGACGGCGGCGAACAGTGCGCAGAAAACCGCAGATGCGACCGCAAAAGCGGTGGATTCACTGACCACCACGGTTAGCCAGCAGGGCGATACGCTCAGCAGCATCGGCACGCGGACCACCTCGCTGGAGAACAGCCTCCGGTCGACAAACGATACGGTGAGTAAAAAGGCTGACACGACAGCGGTGACGCAGCTGCAGGGCACGGTGACGCAGCAGGGGAATGACATCGCGGCAGCCAACAGCGCGCTGACAAAACTCAGCAGCGATCTGGCCACGACGAATGCGAATGTGAACAAAAAAGCGGATGCAAGCGCGATGAACACCCTGCAGAACCAGGTCACTGAGCAGGGCAAAACACTCAGTGCACAAGGGGATTCTCTAACGCAACTGAGTAACAGCCTGAGCCAGACGGCAGCGGATATTGACGCCAGCGGGAAAATGCCGGGCAACCTCATTGTCAACGGCAGTTTTGAGCGCGGCGCGGCGGGCTTTACCGGCTGGAGCAGTACCGCGACGGTGGCCGATTTACAGGTTCCGCATTCGGGTAACAAGGCGCTGAAAATGTCCGCCGGCCAGTCGAACCTGGTCGGGCAGGAAATCAGTATCACGCAGGGTCGTACCTACCGCATGGGGGTATGGGCGAAGCAGGACCCGGGAACCACGATTAAAGATGCGGGTAACACGAAGTTTCGTGTGGCCGACAGCACTGGCCTGCTGGTCGGCTCAAACTACGGACCGTTTAGTTCTGGCTGGCAACTGGTAACGTTTGACTGGAAAGCCACGAAGACCACGACGGCCAGTTTCCAGCTGACGACCTTCCTCAGCGCGGGGGCAATGTATTTCGATGATTTCCATGTCCTCGATGTTACGGATGAAAAGGATATCGCAGCTAATGCCGGGGCCATTTCTCAGATGAATACCCGCGTCACCGCTGCTGAAGGGGCTATCACCACCCAGGCGCAGCAGCTGACGAAACTCAGCGGCGATCTGGCCGTCACGAATGCGGCGGTCAGTAAGAAGGCCGAGCAAAGCGCTGTCACCGGGTTGACCACCCGGATGACGTCTGCCGAGGGTAAACTGGATTCGCAGTCGCAGCAGCTCACCAGTCTGCAGAACAGCCTGACCACGATGAATACTGAGCTGGGTAAAAAGGCTGACACGTCCGCGGTGAGTTCACTGACCGGTCGCGTAAGCCAGGTGGAAAACACCATCACCAGCCAGTCGCAGAGCATCACGTCGCTGACCAGCACCATCAATACCATCCGCACTCAGGGAGCTAATCCGTGGGTTGACGGTACGTTTGAAAGCTACAGCGATGGCCAGGTGCTGGGCGGGAACGGCACCGCCGTTGTGGTGGCGTCTCAGAAATTCACCGGCGATAAGAGCCTGAAGTTGAGACGGGATGAGAACAACGGCGGCAACAGCGATAAACAGCTTGGCACCTGGCAGTCAGTCCGTGAGGACGCGAAGTTCCGGTTTGAGTTCTGGGCCATGATGCCGGCGGATCAGGCGCCCTCCTCCGGGTGGACAACGCTGGTCGGTATCCAGTCACAGAATGCTGCCGGGCAAAATGCCTGGCAGGCGGCGGTCACTGTCAGCGAAGCCTCTCTGGGCGCGCGCGATAAGTGGGTGAAATTCACGGGTATCGCCAGTAACAACGGGGCAGGCAGAACACGCGCGGTGGTCTGGGTCTCCACCCGTGGCGCCACCGGCAACGGTACCCCTGGCTATTCACTGTATATCGACGATCTGGTCATCACGGATGTTACCGATGCGAAAGCAGCACAGGATGCCTCTGACGCGACGGCGAGCGCTGTGAGCGGCCTGACGGCGCGCGTAACGGATGCCGAAGGGAAAATCACTGCCCAGGCGCAGCAGCAGACGGCACTGGCCACGAAAGTGGATAACGCCAACTCCCGCGTCGATAACATGGCGAAGACGCTGAGCGACAGCCAGAGCACACAGGCCAGCCTGAATACCTCGCTGCAGTCGCAGATTGACGCGCAGGCGGCCGCCAACATCAAAAACCAGACGACGCTGGACAACACGATTAAATCGGTGGCCAGTATCACCAGTACCCAGCAGACGCATGCAACGGCACTGGAGGCGCTGGCAACGCAGCAGACGACCCTGACATCCAGTGTCGGGGATCTCAGCGCTTCCGTTCAGAACACCGCTAAAACCGTGGCGGATGTGAATGGTACGGTGAGTTCGCTGTGGTCGATGAAGGTTGAGACGGTTAACGGGAAGAATGTTGGCGCGGGGATTACGCTGGGCAGCAATGGTGAAACGAGCGATATGATCCTCTACGCCGACCGGTTCTCGCTGTTTAACCGTAACAATGCGACGGCAGTTCCGGTGATGATTGCCGAAGGCAATGAACTCTATATTGATACGGCACGTATCAAAAACAGTTCCCTGACCTCAACCAAAATCGCGGACGGTTCCATCACGAATGCGAAGATCGGCAACGTCATCCAGTCAAACGATTATGTCGACGGGTCACGCGGCTGGAGCATCAACAAGGATGGTGGCGCGCAGTTCAACAATGGGATCTTCCGTGGTCACATTGAGGCGGCAAGCGGCAAGTTCAAAGGCACCCTGGAAGCTCAGTCATTTATCGGTGATATCGCAGTAGCTCGCCGCTACGATGATATGGCTTTCCGCCGCAACCAGACTGTTCAGCGTAACGGGGCATACCAGAACCGTGGATATGGGATGACGATTGTTCTGTCGTGCACACTGGTTTACCACCTCACTGGCGCGGGCAATGTCCAGCAGTCGTATTCCGTTGATATCACGTTCAACATTGGCGGGCAGGAAGTAACACGTCGCTTCTTTGCCAACGCCGGCGGTTTCCAGGCTGGTGACTTCACCCAGGAATTCCGCTTCGCTGCTGATCTGCTGGCTGATAACAACAATGTCAGCTTCTTTATCAAGGCGCGCGGCAACGATGCTTCGATTGACTATAGCTGCTCGATCCAGAACATCACCGCCACGGCGTTCCGTACAAACAGCAACTCATTCAGCTAACAGAGGCCCCGCAAGGGGCCTTTTCTTTTTCCAGGGATAATCATCCAGGAGGAACTTTATTATGGCGATGTATGAAGTCGGCACCGTCACGGGCGCAGCATCTCAGGCGCGGGTGACAGGAGCGACAACAAAGTGGTCACAGGTGGCGCTGGGGATACAGCCGGGGTCGATTCTGGTGGTCTACCGCAGTGGTAGTGCTGACCTGTATGCGATCAAATCGGTGGACAGTGACACGCAGCTGACGTTGACCCGGAATATCACCACCGCATTTTCCGGCGCCAGTTACGGCATTATTACCGCTGAAACCGCCAGTACCTCGTCGTTTGCTAACCAGCTGGCCAGCGCATTTGCATTCTGGCGTAGTGTGGTGGAGGGCTGGTCGATGGCCCTGACCGGCAGCGGCAATATCACCCTGACGGACCCGATCACCGGAAAGCAGGTGACCGTGCCGGCGATAGCCGGGATGGCGAAGGCATCGGATCTTGACGCGCTGGCAAAACTCACAGGAGGAAACGACTTCGACGGCTCGCAAATTATTACCAGCGATAATGCCGGTTTTATTCTCGGTAAGAACTCAGATCTGGCTCTGCTCAAAAAACAGGGGCAAGGAGGGACAATTGCCGTTGGCTCGGGAACACCGTTCAGGGTTCAGCGTTCAAGAGCGACCACTGTATCCCCGTCAGATACCTTTGATGACATCCTCGTTATCGGCACCGATAACCAGACGACGTTGCCCGGTGGATTATCTGCTGGCGGCAACATCGATAACACGTCAAAGGGGAAGGTCCTGACGCAGGCGATCGAGCTGTCAATGAGCACGCCTTATATTGACTTCCACTACAACGGCAGCAGTGTGGATTATACCGCTCGCCTTATCCACGACAGGCAGAACCGCCTGAACGCGCAGGTACAAAGTTTTTGGGTAACGGACGGGAGGATCACAGCATCATCGACCATGCCAGCCAACCCAGCCATCGGAACGCAACTGACCTCCAATCCGGTACGCTCATTGATGGCAGGGCGAGGAGCGTATGGTGACGTAGATGGCGCTTACGTCCAAATGTACATGGAGGAGCAGGTAGGCACCGAACACCGACTTGTTCTGTACGCTGACGGATTCGGGCGAACCGATGCATGGATTTTCCGGGCTGGTGGCACGATCTCCACCGGTAAGGGTGACGTTATGACCACCGGCTCAGATGTACGGCTGAAAGATGCCTTCACGGAACCACTGGAAGGGGCCTCCAGACGAATTAATGCGCTGGGGGTATGCGAGTTCAATATGAAGGGAGAAGCACGCCGGAGGCGTGGATTTATCGCCCAGCAGGCTGAAAAAGTTGACGACCTGTATACCTTCCTCGGTATCGAGCAGGAGAACGATGGCGAAAAATTCAGGGTGATGAATGTTGATTACACGGCCATTATCGCCGATTTGGTAACAGTGGTGCAGGATTTGATTAGGCGAGTTGACGCACTAGAAAGTTGAGGAGCATAAAAAATCCCCCGGAGGCACTTGCCGGGGGCAACTGTAACGACATTAATTGCTGTGTACATCACAGAATAATTTGCAGTAAACGATAAGTAAGTTCAAGTAAATTTTTACTGGTCAGATGTTGTGTCGTTGTTTAATAATCTACCAAAATTAATAATGCAATAGTGCTAAATCCTGTTGGGTTTTCATGTTTAAGGATATAACCCTAAAGTATTGCCTTTCATTAGATTTAAAACGTACAGATAGATTCAATAAAATGGATGCAAAATGTTATTATTGATACGTTTATCAATAATTGAAGTGCAATCTTGTAATTTTCACATCCATGTTATAACTTTGTAATGCAGGGCGGTTTTATCTTGTAATTTAGTGGTTTAAAGTGATAGCGGCTCTTAGTGATTTATAATAGGCTTTCTATGTTAACAAAATTCCCAGATGAAAAATACATATCTGACAGAAATTCATCGTTTATTAAAAGAGTATATTTCTTACGTCAGATAGGTGTCGTTCTTTGCTTTCTTCCTATATATTCAGTCCTCCAGGAACAGTCACATCAAAAAATAACGATAGCCCTGTTAATTTTGAATGCACTCATCTGGCCATCGGTTGCTTATCTGTCAAGCATGATGTCGAAGGATATGCTGAGTACTGAAAAAAAGAATATGGTACTCGATTCATTCTGGGCTGGTATCTGGATAGCCGTAATGCAAGTTAGCCCAATTCCATCATTATTCATAATCTCCGTTCAAATAGCTGATCGCTATGCTGCTGGTGGATGGAAAATTTTAAAACCAGCATTAACGTGGATGATGATTAGTTTCGTGATAGTTTGGTTAGCAAATGATTTCAGATATACTATAGAATTCAGCACCCGAACGGTATTGCTTTCTTTACCGTTGGCAACCTGTTATCCCATAGTGTTGAGTGTTGTTTCAAGGCACTTATCTATAAAGTTGAGGAAAAGAAGGGAGTTACTGGAAAAACAGGCTCTAATGGATCCTGGCCTAGATCTGCCAAATCGTCGATTTTTTGAGCAAAAAATGGAAAGTGCTTTTCGTGCAACGCGTAAAAAGAGAATTCATTCATATCTTATGCTCATTGATGTAGATAATTTTAAAAAAATTAATGATACATATGGTCATGAAGTAGGTGATGCGGTGTTATCTCGTATATCAAAAATATTACGAGAGTGCGCTGGCGAGAAGGATGTGCCAGCAAGATTTGGTGGCGATGAGTTGGCTATTATTGTTAACAACAGTAATAGCAAGCTTGTTATAGCCATGGTTCATGTAATTCAGAAAAAAATTAAAGATCTTTCATTGCCTTCTCATAAAGATATGTACTGTACTGTCAGTATCGGTATTTCTTGTGCAGAAAATAAAGAATCAATCATTGAGTGGATTAAAGAGGCTGATCAAATGCTATATGAAGTTAAACGTAATGGGAAGAATGGATATTGCATGCCGAATAATTGAAGATGAAATGATTTTTTTTCTCATAATTTTATCCATATAAATGTTTAAGATAGTTTATTATCGGAATTACCATTGCAGATAAATTTCTTCGGAACCACTAACACCTTCTCAACTAAGGTTTGATATCTGCCGCTAAATCATCAGCCTTTCATAACCATATGATTTTATTATCATTTATAATGAAATCATGTTTCTATTTTAAACTTCCAATTTATTTGATTTGAATGACCGATCGATTTGTTATTTATGATAGGTTTCATCTATTGTTCGATCATTATCGATCATTTTAAACTATTTCTCTTTCATTTCTAATTATGACACGATTGGGATTATTCTTAGTTCCGGTGTTTTTTTAATGATAAAGAACAGTATGGAAATAGAATCCTGCAGATTTGTTTTAGAACCATCTTACAAAAAAGATGGTTCTGTTCATTCTTGGGAAATTCTCACGAAAAGTGTTAAAAAAAAGAACGCTAATGATGATCATGCTAATGAAAGTCTTTTTTGCTTCAGTTCGCTAAGCGACAAAGAAAAAATTGATGTGTTTAACAAACAGATATTGACAATTGAAAAACTTCACGCATCAAAATTAAAGTTAAAGACAGTTTCGTTGAATGTTGATAGCCTCATTAGCGATTATATTTTGAACGATAATTATATTGGTGATTACTTAAAAAACCAAAAAAACATTGCTTTTGAGATTAACGAATATTTTCATGAACTCAATACTAAATGTTGTATGGTTGACTTAAAGTGTCTTTCAAAATTGTGTCCAGTATGGCTGGATGATTTTGGTAGGGGCCTAACGAGTTTAACAATTGTTGATATGTTTAATTTTGAATGTATAAAAATTGATAAAGAGTATTTCTGGGAAATACAGAATGAGAGTAATTTTTTTGAAAAATTAAATGAAATAAAGTCATACTGCAATATCGTAATTGTTGAGGGAGTTGAGACGATAGAACAAAAAAATAAAGTACATTCTGTTGTTGATAGCGCTTGCCAGGGAAGGTTGTGGATGAGTGATTACTATTATGTTGAGATTTAGAATAAATGACAACAAAAGATGATAAATGTCCATTTTGTGGTGCAAATTTAATTGATGAGTACCGGTGTCACAGTTGCCATGCATTTCAGATTAAAGGGTATGTATCAAGAGACGCACGTAGAAGAATTAATTTGGTATCTATCTGCACATCTTTGCTGGTAGCGCTCTTTGGGATCTTGGTTGTGTTTCTGGTATCTTTCGGTATTGGGGCATATATTGCCATAATTGCGTTTTCTCTTGTTTTGTATTTTATTATAAAAAGGATCCTGAATATAAAAGAAGAAAAAAAAGGGAAGATGGTTTGGAAAAGAGCAATAATTACGTGGTAGATAATAATTAAATAATGTGATGGCGTTGGCGGTTCCAATGCAAGCCTCGGATTTCGAGGCTTTTTTATTGTGTTTTTATAATATTAGTAAAGCATGAGTTAGAACATCGGAAATATTTAACCCGACTCACAGGGAGTTAGTATTATTGGCTAATGATTCACTATCCAGATGAGCTGAAAAACTCAAAGCCGGTTATCAAAACTGAAAATATACTAATGAATTTCAATAGGTTAGGGCTTAGGCTAAAAACATTAACCACGTATCAAAAACACCTGTTTTTCTTTTTAAATCAATAAGTAATGATGTTATTAGTTAACTACTGCTGCGCCATATGCAGTGGTTCGAAGCCGCAGACCTGATCGTCAAAGGCATGGAAGGCGCTATCGCCGCCAAGACCGTAACCTATGACTTCGAACGTCTGATGGAAGGCGCTAAACTGCTGAAATGTAGCGAGTTTGGCGACGCGATTATCGCGAACATGTAATCCCCTTGGTGGATTAAGCAAAAGCGGGAGCCGATGGGCTCCCGTTTTTTTTGATTTTCAGTCAATGATTCCCCCAGGTGCTCATCGGATCGTGTAGTGACAGATATCATGCTGCACGACGTCAACCAGTTCAATGCTGCCTTTCTAACTGAAGTATTTGCCATGACCGGGTTATGAACTCAGAAAAATATCAGGTTAGGAAATATCTTGGCAGTTTGCCATTGCCAGAAGTGTATATATAGAATCTCTTTTTCTTTAAAAAAACATTCATAGCGAAAAAGAATGCGTTGCATTGGTGAAATTCCCTAAAAATCTTGTTCTTCTAATTTTCTTCAATACAATGAAGAAGTCTTACTTTATCTATACAGACTCTAATTCATACATCAAGGAGAGATACTATGGCAGTCCAAACTTATAAGGAATTAGCAGAAATATATGCTGCTCGCATATCTAAATGCAAAGATGGAGATATGCGAGTGATAGAATTGAATAAAATCTGGATGGAAATTCAGACTTTAACAGTAGGTGGAAACCCTCTTACTGAGCATCAACGGGTTCGTATGCTCGAAGAGCTAAAAAAGGCCCTGACGGACATGGGGTATGACGATGATGTTATCGCCCTTGAACACTACAGTGGTAGGGAGGATTATGAGGCGTTAGCTAAATCAGGCTCATCCATTAGCAATGATGAAATACTAGCAATGATGAGAATGGTAGCAAAAGGACCGAAACCATGA